ACTCTGGCGGGACCATTACCGCTTATAACTATGTGAACGTGCCAGTTGAGTCGGGATACAAGGTAATTGTTGCGCCTTTACCTGGATCCGAACTTTATGTAGTGCTGGCCACAGATCAACCCGCTACCGTACGTCAGGCATTTGTGACCGATCTGGTATGCTCAAGCGGCTTGCTCAAAGTCACTAAGAAGACCTACGATCTGGTATACGCTAAGGAATATGTGACACCAACACCATGAGTATGATTACTGAATACCTAGATTGCGCTGAGTGTTGCAAGGGGTGCGACCGAGAGACAGACTACATCATCTACGTTTGCAACATCAATGCAGCCCTAGACGACAACTTTACTCTGTACCTCAACAATAAGGACATGGGTAACATAATCCTAGAAACTAATTTTTGCATCGGCACGTTCTTTCGCACTAATGCGACGATTGAGCCAAACGACAATCTGCTGGAGTCCGACTCTCGCTGCTGCAAAGAGCTTCCGCCGAGAGGCTTGACTCGCACGACGCTATCCGAAGGAGACCTAAAGTTTGGTGAAACCAACACCCTTTATATGAAGAACATAAAAAATAACAACAACGGAAACTTTGGTAGTGTGGTTGTGGCTGGCGTGTACTTTGACTACGAAAGGGAAGTGTGGGTTATGTGTCGACGCTTCCTTAATACCTATTACAGCGGGGGCAGTGGTCAAAGTTTTAGGTTTGACTTTGAGTTGCCCAGCTATGAGTGAGGTGGATTATGAAATGTCCGTGTCAAGCCAACATACCATGCAGCCAAGGAATGGGAGCTGCGCTTTCAGACGAGGACTTCGCCATCTGCAATGGTGACGGAGTGACTGAGGCCGAACAGGTCGCATTCCTTCAAAAGCTTACGAGGGGGGATCTAGCTGTTCGTCAGATGCCGGGATTATTTCAGCAGGCAGCTAACCTTGTGGGATCTGTCACTCGCCATGTCTTAGCAGGCCTACCGATTGTTTCTGACGAGCAGTATGAGTCCCGCATGTCCGAATGTCGCAAGTGCGCCAATTTGACGATGGAGCAACGGTGCAGCGCCTGCGGCTGTTTCGTCACGGTCAAAGGCCGATGGGCAGAGCAGAAGTGTCCTATCGGCCGGTGGGACCAGGGTTGAACGGTGTAATTTCTTGTGGAGGGACTAATTCATGGCAACGATTTCATTTTATGCAGGCCAATTCGATGCTTCCGGCACCTACGGAACCTTCCAGATTGCTGATCTGGCCGGATCAGGTCTGGGTTTCTACGGAGGCGGTTTTGGTGAGTCGGTTGCTGTTGGGCAAGCACAAGACAAAACCTTCGTTACCAATTCTACTGGTACTTCGCAGGGCGTTGAGGGATGGAATGTCAAGTACGCAAATTCCGCTAGTGGCCTCGTAGGCCGCGGCACTTCAGCGATTCCACTGCGTGCTATTCCAAATTGGCAGTCCACAGTCAACGTCCGTTTCTCCAACGATACTGCGGTTCGCACGCAAAATGTCCGGGCCTATATTTTTGACCGCGTGCTGCCTACCAATCCAGCTTCCGGCGTAACAACCTATATTGCCGAAATTATTCATCCTGTTAATGTTCAAGACTCTGGGAATCCTACAGGATCTGGTTCTACCGCCTGGGAAGTTTTTACTCCGACAGCGCGTGCTCCAGTTTCATTAACTTCGTCGCCAGGTTCTGGTGGTTTGAGGCCATCTGGCAGCAACACAACCGACGTTAGGCACGACTGGTATTTAGCCATCAGTGCTAGTCCTGACGCAATTGGCAGTAAGCAGTTCGGATTATGGGTTCAGATGGAATATCTGTGACCCTACCCACCCCCGTCAAGATTACGGTGTTTAGACGAGGGTAAAGTATATGACGCGTCCATTTCTGACAATAGGACTGCCTACCTACGACGATTTCGACGGTGCGTATTTTACGCTTCATGCTCTTAAGGCCTATCAGGATCTTGAGGGCGTGGAGCTGCTCGTCGTAGACAATAAGCCCGAAGGATGTAGAGACACCAAATCTACCTGTGAGTGGTTGGGTGCGCGCTATCTTCACCGTGGTCACCAATCGTGTCCATCTCTCGCTAAGCAGTTAGTGTTTGAGGAAGCTAAGGGCGAATGGGTACTTTGTATTGATTCGCACGTAATGTTGGTAGCGGGTGCAGTTAGTCGCCTCAAAGAATTTCTGCGAGCGGGCGTCGACAGGAAATCGCTTTGGCAAGGTCCTTTGCTGTACGATAACCATAAAGACTACGCTACCCACTTTGCTCCAGAATGGCGCGGTGGCATGTGGGGTACATGGGCTAAAGATAATCGCGGTGACGATACTGTACCTTTTGATATTCCTATGCAGGGAATGGGATTGTTCTGCATGGCTAAGGATGAGTTTCCTGGATTTAATCTAAAATTTCGCGGATTCGGAGGAGAAGAGGGGTACATTCATCAAAAAGTCCGGCGATTTGGAGGACGATGCTACTGTATTCCGTGGCTGCGCTGGATTCACCGTTTTGGTCGCCCAAAGGGCGTGCCCTATCGGCTAGTTATGGAAGATCGAGTATTTAATTACATCCTCGGCCGAAGAGAGCTATCTGTTCCATATGCGGATGTGATTGAACACTTCAAGACACAGATGGATGAAAATCTTCTGCAAAGCGTTGTTGCGGAGGCAGAATCAGTAGATCCGCTTGAAGGCGTCTTTCCAAAAAGGTTTCGGTCTCCACCTGTAGCTGCAATTGGTAGACCCAATGCGTGTGCGCATCGCACGCCATTGCCTATTGATACTGGCAATTGTGGCGGATGCTCTGGTAAATTCGTGTACGGATGCTCCAAGCACGAGAAGTGTCGTCAATTCCTTAACTTGGAAGACGGCATCCGTTCATGCCAAGCGTGTCCCGACTACGAAGAGGTGTGAGATGAGACTGGAAGATATTCCGCCTGACATTCGGGAAGCTATTGAGATTTCTGGATGGGCGGCAGCAGACGCATTTTTGGCTAGCCTAGAACAAAGACTGCCAATGTGCGAATGGGGCGGGTTTCGTAACGAGATAGGTCCTTTTGTAGGAGCACTCTTGCGCAACCTACGTGGAAGCTTAGTTGACGGGCCGATATATGAAAAAGGAGATCAGCATGTCTGATATTAAGATCGAAGTGCCAGAATTGCTTATGCCTGAAGTATCTGTGTCATTGCCCATAGACGTTGCCAGCACTTTCCAGGTGATCGCTCATCCGATCACCCATGAAGTTATTGTTATTTCCTGACGAGCAACTACTCCTTGTTTTCCCCACGCCAACGCGTCCAACCATTGTGTTGGCCGTATTGGCCATTGGCACGATCTGGTTGTCCTTGAGCATCAAGCTTGCGTATTGGAAATAGTCCAGATCCGTCTTGAAACTGACCAAAAGCAAGCTTTGCCCTGCATTTAGCATTGGTGCAACGCATTTCAAAATATTCATATTGCTTCTTGTTTTTCTCGACGTGTCGAACGAGCGGGGTCACACCTTGCTCGCCACAACAACCACAATGCTGGTCACCAAATACCTCGGCTACCGCCGCCATCTGACGAAAAATTTCTTTAACATCAACTGCTTCGATTTCAATTGAACCAATTGCGGTTGGGATAATGGCTTTCATGACTCATCCTCCTTAAGAGTTCTGGCGACCTGTATCGTACCCTTTGTATTTGCTGTCAATTTTCGACTGATCGCGCTGCAGCTCATTGAGGTGCGCAATAATAAGTGTGGCAGATTTATGAGGAATATCCTCCATCTTGCCTGTCCATTTGAATGATTTAGAAGCGCCTAGGTAGGCATCAATGTTGATGTCGTTGCGTTCGCATATCGTCTTGATAAACGAGTGCTGCATCTGAGTGGATTTGCCGTTGTTTGACAAGTCAGAGTCCTGGAACAGCGAAGACGGTTCTTCCGCAGTCAAAACTCTACGCAGTCTGAGGGCCTTACGTAAAGCGCGACCCTCTGCGCGAGTTTCTGCTGTTGCGGTAGCAAAGACAGCAAATCGAGGGTCGCAATTCTTGTCGTTGACATCTGCCGATGCAGTAAAAGATACCATCATGCTGTTACGCTTACACAAATACTCTAGAGTAAATTCGACAACGGCAGTCATGCCATTTGTCGAACATGGACCCTGCACAACATTGACTGCTGAGCGCATAATATCGCCTAGGCAAATCTCAGCCACGCGACGCAATCCGTCGCAGGTCGGTCTCCCCTCAGGAGACAGCTCGTCGGGCGTCAAAAGAGACAGGACGTATTCTGTCCAGTCTGGATCGGTCGGATGCTTGCCCTTTTTCGCCTCGTCAGACGAATGTTGTGTGTCGTCGCCCACAGAAACATTCTCAAGCGAAACGCCATCAAGCACAGCATCTCCATCTGCTTCTTCTACAAAGCGCTGCTCGTTCTTTTTCTTAGTCATGGCTACACCTCAATCTCGTAATAGGTTCCCACCCCAGGACCCGCTTGGACGTATTCTAGGACGCCCAACAGTTTTTGTAAAGCGGCTCTCATGCGGATTTCTGAAGGTTCGCCACTAATGTCTTTCACGATGATCACAAGGATGTTTTGCTGCATAAGTACGCCAGACTTTCTGGCATCAGCCCCAGCCCTCTTAGCATGGTATGTGTCTCCCCATATGGGGCGGTAGTGGCTCGGTCCATTGACTTCAATTGCTGCTCCTGAAAAATGTCCAACGTGTTGATTAACGTAAATATCTATGTGCTGACGATTCAGTTCGACGTGGAAATCAATGTAGTAACCAGCCTGACCTAATCCGCGCATTAAATATTTTTCAAGCTTACTTCCGGTAGCTGCAGCCTTTCTGACACCATCAAGGGCTTTTTGCTGCATCTCCTCTTTCCTGTCGTTGCCCATCTCGGCCCACATTTTTTTAGATATTTCTGACCTGCGCTGTTTTTCTTCATCGCTCATCTCCGCCCACCGACGCGCCGCAAACTCGCCAATCTTTTGTCTGTGATCGGAAGACAAGTGTTTCCCCTGGGTGGGGTGCTGGTTCCGACCACTAACGATTGCTAGTGTCTGCGCCTCCGATCGATCCCTGACGACTATCCCATGCTTTTTAAGAGCACGTCTTACACGGTTGGGATATGTGTTTAAGTCTTCAGCGATCTCGTGAGTAGAGCGTTTCTTGTTGACGTATTCTTCTACGAGATATTCGTATGTAAGCATTTGAATGCATTCTCCATTGCGTCTGCGTCAAAATCTTCAACTATGCCCGCCACACGGCACCCCCATGTGTTGGAAAGTACTCGGGCGTGCGTTTCAGACCTGGCGAGAATTGGATAAGTCTGATAGTAGCTACGGACATCTGACCATCGAAACAGACCTCGTTGTGTCCACTCCAAATCCCACACATAAAATAAGGCTTTTCGTCCTGCTGGTGACACGAATGATGATCGTAGTGGCGGCACTCCCACTATGACCATGGGAGAGGAATCCAGATACGAATAGGAAGCGTCAAAAACTGGAAAAATTGGCCGAACTGAAGGCCTACCCTTGTCTTGGACGAAAACTCTAACTTGATGGCCGCGACTCACTAGTTCGTTGCCGCAGTGAATCATGGCTAGAGATAGGTGAGATGCTCCTAAAGACGGAAGCATAAACTGCATCATGAATTAATTAGGGCGCATGGTCGTGCCCCCTCCTGATCAATTCTGTAGTAAATCTCTTGAAGATCATCACTTGCTGCGGCATGAGCCATGGTAGAGCGGTCGCCCACCGCCATAATGACGTCGGGACCAACCCACGAGCAGCCCCACGCCCCATTCAGGATTAGTCGATTATGGTATTCCATTACTGACTGCGGGATTGTGTCAAGTCTGAGGCGCCAAGCCTGATTGAGTACCTTACCTACTGCCTCCCAGTCGTCGGCTGCCATTGCTTTGACTGCCATACCTGTCATTACCGTGAGGCTCAATGCATCTGATGGGCGATTGTAATGGTGGTCAAGACGATCGATATTGGGCATGTGGAATAGGCTGACGTGACGCTCAAAACCAGAGGAGAATGGCAATTGATAAGGGCCGAAACGTCCTATTGCGCTATGCGCAACCGAACAGATGCCTCCTCGACGCATGCAGGCCTCACTAATGGAGAGGTCTTTGCTGGTGTCCGAGTGAAACCACCTATGAGCTTCTATGTCGTTGGCAATTCCGCACGCTAGTAGTTCCGACTCGGATCGCCCAAGATTGACCGGTAGGTCATGATAAATTTCTGTGCGTCCGCCATGTTGCGTTGCCCAGGCACCTTGCTTAATGTGAATTCTGACCGTGTGGATCTCTCCAGCAATCTGACCACAGGTTTCAGTGCCCATCAGAGTGAACTGATATGGAGCAAACGAAACTATCATTTCCACTGTCCTCTGCCCATAGTCAAATTGCTTGTTGCCTTAATGTCCTTATTGGTAAACTCCCACATCTCTCCCGAGTCATTCATAACGACCGTAAAAAGCTTTTCTGTTTCGGTACCGTAATCGGTAACAAGCCAGATGCGACCCCGCCCCTTTGGAGTGTCGACCTCAAGTGGCTGACGCGGTTCAAATATGACCATGGTTTTCCAAGATAATGCGAGAGTCTCGCGAGCACAGCTCAAGGTAGATTGAGCGATCTTGCGACCACACTTGGCCTGTCCACCATTCAAAACCGCCGAGCTGAGCTTTGTAGGCACTGTCCACCTCATAGCCACCCATCATATAGTAATGTTGACACCCCTCCCTTCGGGCAATCTCAACTTCCAGATAGGTGCTGACTGAGCCGAGAGATAATTGAGGTGTTTCATAATCCCAGGCAAATTGCACTCCGACGAAGGAGCGTTGAAATAGAAGGTATGCAATAAAACCAACAACCTTATTGTTGTGGGAAAAAGTGATGTATCGATAGTTCGGATTGTCAAAAATTTCTTTGAAAACATGCGGACTGCAAAAGCCCTTTTTTTCCATATACAAGCGCGCTACGTATTCCATTTCTGAAATAGTTGGTCGACGATCTAGAGCCTGAATCTTTCGAGAACATTTTTGCACTGTTCGTCCGAACTGAACAGCTGCTAGTTCTAAGCGAACTGATCGAGCAGGAAACCACCTACCCTGCCAAGGAAGCCATCCGGCTTCAAGCATATCATCAGAAGACTCGCCTTCTGGATATGCCCAGCACGGAGCATAAATGAGGTCGGATCGGCAGATCTTTCCCCATCCTTCAACATGATCAAAGACGATCTTCATCTGGTGGAAAACTCGGCTTGTCCGTGCTACTAATCACAATTGCTTCATTTTGACTTAGATTTTCACCCAATCTAAAATCAGTTCCAGGCAGCAAAAGAACGCTTGTGCCAGACCACGACTGACCGCTAGCGCACATTGGATATTCTTCTGTTACAACATGCTGTGTTTGTACCGGATATGAAAAGCAAGCCTCTCTATATTCTGCCGGTAACCAAAACGAATAAGGATCCCACTGCAAGGGAAAATTTTCTGCTCGATAAACAGACGCACGACCAGGAGAGGCAAAGAGAGACTTGAGAGTCTCAGAATCAACAAGAATTCGGTGACTCATGACAATCGGATTGTCGCCTGACGCATAAGGCATAGCTGCCAGACTCCCCCCTTTTCCCGATGGACACAAAATTAATTTCCAGAAAATGCGAGAGCTGAATGCTTTAAGAATTGGCAATATGTCGCGTGGTCGACCCTCCCATGGAACAACTACTTCTGTTGCTCCATCTTGACGATAAGCAGCCACCATGCTCAAGCACTTGGTCAACACGTCAAGATTGTCGGGAAGATCCAGCACAATACTTAGCATATGAGAGATGCCTTAATTAGTGTTTCAGCAAATTTTGTTGGTATTCGCAAATCGGCCCAGTCCTTTAGTTCACTCAGAAGTCTCAGCCTATTTTTTTCGTCACAGACAAGCCTGGTGACTTCGTCCAAAAAATCATCTGGATTATTCGATTGAGGAACGGGTCCAGGAAAATGTCCTGCGACAACAGGAAGGCAGTTGTTGTGAATTGCTCGAAGTATGTATCGTGCGTCTCGAAGCATGTTGCCCCACAGAGGCAAAACCTTGCAAGAAGCTATGGCGCACAACTCCTCGTCGCCATCAAGGCTGCCAGCGTAAAAAGGAGTAGACCAAGCTGTGCTGCCGTGTGCGCGCACAATGTAGTTCTGATCAAAGAGCGGCGACAGATAGGCATCGTAATCCCTGTCTTCGTCACCCATTAAAAGTACATCGCATGACAATGGGTGAAAATAGTTGCCTACAGGCTCAACCGAAGCATAAGGCCAGGGGGCGTGACATGGGTAACCATCTTCAGCTTCTTCTGCGACCGAAAACACAAATGCATTTGTGGGTGCTTCCACGTCGTCGATATCGTTGACATCATTCCATAGAGCAATAATTGCCTTGCCTCGAGATCTCAAAATGGCTGGACTAAGTGTTGAGTATGATCCAACGTACAGATCAGGATTCTGTCTGCCGAATGCTTCAAAAGCTTTCATCTTGTCGGGAGACCAAACTGCCACGTCATGGCCCATTGCCGCAAAACCATAAGCTAGTGATGGCACGCCAAGATCATTCTGAATCAAAACTTTCATTTCGCCACCCCTTTTCTGCGGGATCCACTTGCTAGACGGCGAGCACGTATCACATCTTGAATCTGATCGATTTCGACAAGACTCATTCTTGATGGATGCGCAACTGCAAATCGGCCATCTTGATCAATAATTGCATTAAGAACCTCATAGGCAAACCACCGTGCGCACCTATCCTGTGCAGCAATGTTACGATATAGTTCTAGCTCCACTCCCTCTAGTGCCACGGCCTGTGCCCATCTTGGAAAGGCTCCGTAGGTGAAGTGGGCTGCGTTGCCATTGTCAACATTGACGCCGACTTCACCCTGACGATGGTTGGGGCGAGCATCGACAGAAATGATAGATCCGGTCTTAGTCAAACAATTCAAGAAATTCTTTCCGAAGACTAGATCTCCACAGAGAAGTATGGCTCGATCACACGGAAAAGCCTCAATCCCTAGGAGAAATGACCGAGCCACATTTGTCCTCTCGTAGTCTTCGTTCACCACATAATGAACGTCTTTAGGAAGAACGCTAATTATTTTTTCAGCACAATGCCCCACCACCACCACAATTTTTGCCGATGGAAATGAGGCCTGGGTTAGTAAGAGCTGCCTACTGAGCACTGTCTCACCTGAGCCAAGACCTATCAAAGCCTTTGGACCCTTAGTCTTCATCCTGCGCCCAATACCCGCAGCTGATATCACGACAGTAGATTTTGACAATGTCGCCTCTTTGCTTCGCTGACGCAAGTCGCCCATTGCTCAGCTGGGTGAGACTTAGACATCTGCCATGCTCCTTCATTCACCAACATCATCGGTTCTGGAATATGCAGTATTACCCGTCTCTTAGCCATCCTCATCCACAGCTCGTAGTCTTCAGCCACAGAAAGGTCTTCATCATAAAGGCCAATTTCCTGCAGTGCGGATTTGCGTATGACGCACGCTGAATGAATCATGTTGCTGGCGGCTAGCCCTCTTCTGTCGTATGATGGTTTGCAATGCAGGCTGCGTATTCCATTGCGGACATGATAATAATCTCCATAAACGGCTCCAGCAACTTCTCCGTACTTTTCTAGGCTTTTTAAGCACTTGTCGATACGACCTGGTATGAATTGGTCGTCGGCATCAAGAATGGCAAAAAAATCTGTTGTTTCCCAGGAGTGCTTAATTGCCCAATTGCGTGCTGCCGAAGGCCCCCTAGATTCACACGAAGAAAACATGTCGATCCTAACGCCGTCGATTTTTCCTGTGACATACGGTGCTTCTCCAGACAGAGCACCCACAGGATCGGTCATCATTTTAAGAACTAGGCTTGTAGAATCATCCGTTGATCCATCGTCAATAATGACAACGAGAGAGGGCTTCTCCCGCACGGCACTCTCAAGACAACCAGTAATAAATCGACCGTAATTGCGATTAGCAACAATTACGGTCACTCGCTCATGCCTCATGAGGCAGTGCCCCATCAACGACGATAATGGGAGAATCTTGAGCCTTAGCGATGCGCCGAATTTTTTCGACTACCGACGCAATGCGTTCGCCGTTTTCCCATTCCACTTCTGCCCATCCTCCGACCATGACGTATACATTTGACTGAACGATTGTGCCATGCAGGCAATTTGGGTCAACTGCTGCGATTCGTCGATTAAGCCAATTGACTTGATAGTCAAGATCTTCAATTGTTGTATCGCAAACAGGAAAACCGGCGACACAGAATAGTAAATATACTCCGCGCGCATCTGATGAGCCATCATGAATGGCGTCTAGCTCTGTGTATGAATCGTCAGCAATAGCCCTGACCGACCACTCAAAGCCAGGCTTTAAGTCGCGCAAAAAAGCAACAATATCTTGAGGCCTAGCACCAACTCTTGGAGTAGTGACGAAAATCACCTGACGCAACTGCATGGTTTGACTATTTAGGGATTTGACAGTCAATTTAACGTCATCAATTGTTCGGCCATCGCAAGACACGACGGCTGCAATCTCAAGCTTGCGTTCGCCCTGTATCTTGCGTATGCACTCATCCGTGCCCATCCCTGCTGTCCAGCTGTGCGGTCGGTAATATGGGCAATAACGCTTTACAGTCTTGAAATAGTCGCCATCCATAACTAATGACCCTGTTTCCCTGAATACTGGAAACATATCGACTTCGCAGCCGGTTTGTTTTCCATTCTCCACAATGGAGAAACAACAACCACGACACGACGTTCCCAACTGTTCATTATCCACGTTTTGCCTCCACATAGCTAAAATTATTGCGCGTATAAGACTTAACAATCTCTAGGCCTAGCGTTGCTAGAGAATGTTTAAGTTCAGGCAGGGTGCCCATGCTTACGCGTCGCCGCCCCGATGGGCCATACATCGCAGTCCGAAAAGCCTCATGATCTCCAGAAATCATGAAAAGTCTTGCCACCTCCACCATTTCCTGGGTGCCTAAGACAATCACTCCGCCCTTATTCAGGCGAGAGACCCAGTGTGACAATATGGCGTGCCGATGCTCCGGATGAAAAAAATCAAGAACATCCACAGCTAAAATTTCCGAAGCTTCTCCCTCTTCCGACAGTCTAGATAGGTCGCTTACGCTGAGACCTTCGACCGGCCGCGCTGGATCAACTTGAATATATCCAGGCATGGGTACTGACGGTTCGCCAACGCTTAGTCTTATCTTGACCACAATCTCCTCCACCATGGTGCAGAAGCAGCTTCTTTAAGTGCCGCATTCCAGCTTTGAGTAAAGTTATCTAAGCCATGCTTTTTGATAATTTGAGTTCTGGCATTAGAACCAATTTGTGCGCAGTATTGTGGATTATCTAAAAGCCGCTGCGCCATAGCAGCCATCTGACTCGGATTTTCAACTAAAAAACCTGTTTCGTTGTGTATAATTGTTTCTTCGGTGGCTGCGATTCGATGCGCGATCACGCAACATCCCGCAGCCATCGCCTCAAGAACAGTGACTGGGGAAGTCGAATGCGTAGCCGTACATAGAAATATTTGACTTTTTCGATAAAAGCTTAAAAGTTCCCGCTCGTCTTTGGCGGCGACAGAGAGGCCAGGAGTATCGCCCACCACGAGGGTTGGGAGATTGGCTGATGCTTCTCTCCAGTAAGAATAACCGCACACTGCATCACGTCTTATCCAGTCGTTCACGACCGAAAGGCATGTGCGTTCTCTTACTGCATTTTCGGTTGGGCAGAAAAAGTCAGTATCAATAGCATTTCTTATGATTGGATCGGAAGACGCCCCTTCCCACATCGATCTTTGATATTCGGTGATATAGATGTTGAAGTCGCCTTTGGGGCAAAAGTTGCCTTGCTCGGGAAGCGTGTGTTCCATTCGCACTAATGGTACGCCAAAAAAATCAGCAGCCGCAAGAGCAGCCTGATACTGAATAGCGTGCTGACTTAGAATTAAATCTGGTCGTACCCACGGAGGTAGTGCTGGTCCACTGTCTCCTGGCGGAAGCAGGATGTGGTTTTGAGGCATAGGAGAAAAACGAAAATCCCAAGTCTTGATGCCGACGCCTTGCCAGAGATAGAACTCTGCTGCAACTTTACGCAGAGTGCTTTGATATCGTTCATGCGTCGGGAATGTAAGGATCCGCAGTGGGCGGATCCTTGGAAAGCAGGAGTCAATGATGCTGAGGACTTCCGCCATGCGATTGCCCGTTTTGGAAATCGTGGTCTGACAATACTATGCCCGACCACTCCACCGTCGGAAACAAATCATTCGCCTAGGCGCTCAAGGATGTGCCGGATCAGTCCGTGGCGCTGCACGTCCTCTGGACCTAGTACGACCTTAGCAATGTCGGGGTGTCCCAGTCTTTCGCAAACCCACATTAACGGATTCCCTTCGGAATGAGGCAGGTCAGTTTGCGTAACATCACCACACACAATCACCTTTGAGTTTTGTCCAAAACGCGTCATAAACATTTTCATCTGTCTTCGCGTTACATTCTGAGCTTCGTCAAGAATGATAACTGCATCGTGGAAAGTGCGTCCACGCATCGTCTCAAGGGGCACCACTTCGATAGTTTGATTCTGCCTACATGTCTTGATAAACTTGGGGTCGAGAAAATCACCAAAAGCATCGAACATGGGAGCCATGTAGGGATCTGTCTTCTCGCCGAGCGTTCCGGGCAGAGCACCTAGTCGTTGTCCGCACTCAACAATCGGACGCGTCAAAATGATCTTTTTAATTTTATCGTCATACAGCCAGTTTGCAGCTAATCCGCAAGCCATATATGTCTTCCCGCACCCTGCTGGTCCCGTACACAAAGTTACGGTATGATCACTCATGGCATTCAGGTATACCTGCTGATTTGGTGTTTTAGCAGAGATCCTTTTGCCTGGTTTTTTGTGTCCAGCACCAGCACTAGGACTAGATTCAGCATCCCTTATCTCTTGCCATGGGATCTCTGATCGCTCACGAAGATCGCCCATGAAGTCTTGCCAGTTTTTCTTGCGCCGCATTGGTTATAGCCTCCAGAAGAGTCTTGCCGACCCTTTCGGGGGTGAATCGGTACGCCACATCCAGACCCAGCGACGACTTAGTGTTGCGCTGGTTTTCCTCCCTGTAAGCCCTCTGCATCGCATCAGCAAGCTCCAGAGTAAAGGGAACTTGCCATGATTCGTCTGATCGATAAAGATCTACCTGCTCGTCAGTTCCACCAGAGCAAGGCTCGGCATAGGTGGGGATCAAGTAGCCTGTCTCATTAGAAATATATGATCGATACGTTTTTGTGTCGGGCACAATTGGAGTTTTGCCCATTGCCATGGCGTCAAAGGCAGGATAGCTCCAAGCCTCGCCGCAAGATGCTTGGACAAAGCAATCAGCATTGCCGTGCAGACCCATTAGCTCGTCGTCTGACAAGCGATCGGTTACAACAACGATCTCAGGATGACGACACAACTTTAGACCCTGAGCCAACTCCTGGATCATTGAGTAGACTTTCTTTCCGTCGCCGCCAGTTTTCACAACAAGCACAACGGGATCGGTGGCTTGGAACGCAACCAAAAAAGCTTTGATTAAGCCGCCCAGATTTTTTCTTCTGACGTTTTCAGAAACTGTGTAAAAAATAAATTTCTCGTCGCGAATATATGGACTGAGCCATGATGGCGCAGGATACGACACACAATACCGAGATGGATCACTCGGCAGCGGAATGCCTACTGTTGGCGTTTTGACCATGCTGTTTCGGCACGAATCTTCTGAAACTCCAGGAGTCGTGATGATCAAGTCCATTTGATTAAGACGCAGCGACCATCCTGATGACTGAAAATGACTAGACTCGTAGTAGAACTGAGAAACGTTTACTCCACATCTGGCATCATAAACCATGGCCGAAGGCAATGTGTGCTGTATGACAGCGTCAATCCGTTCTGGAACTGGCTTATCTTCAAGCTGCAATATCCTGACAGGACAAGGTTTTCGCCCCCCATTAAACGCTATGGGTCTACAGATAACATTCGCACCAGCAGCATCAAGAGCTACCGCGCATTCAGAATTAGCTCTGGCGTAGCCTGTTCCATCATGAAAGTTGCCGATGTACAAGACATTCATCGTCGTCGCCCCTCCCAGAACTCAAGCCGTCTCCTCTCTGCTTCAAAAATCCTCCAGGCGGCATCTCTGTCAAAGGTCGACATTCTTCCGCATGGCCCAGGGAGACAGAACTGCGACGGCACGAACAACGTGTCTGAATAACCTCTATTGAGATCTCGGGTCATTCGCTGAACAAGATAGCCAGCTTTTATGGGGGCGATACCCAAGGCACTCATAAATGACTGCTCAACCCACTCTCTGTTTTGCAGGTGCTCAGGTGGCCTTTTCATTTCGGGAAGTTTCAAGGGCGGGCGATTATACAGCGATACGGGCGGAGGCACCGAAGCTACAGCATTCTTCCAGACCTGCCCCGCAAGATCGTAGTCGAAAGACTGCAACGCTAGCGTTCTTTGACGAATTCCTGATGCTCGTCTAAGAGCTGGTGGCGACGAGAAAAAGGTAATTAGTTCTTGAATTAGGTGGTCGTTGTCTGGAAGAGCTAGAATTCGCCCAGTCTCATTTTCTGTAAAATGTCTTCCTACCCGTATGGTTGTTCCGCCGATTTGGCGACAAACAGACGCCATTGCCGTATGGTCTACCGACATAACTGGCGTGGCACAACAGGCTGATTCCACCTGGGGCATACCGAAGCCCTCACACACCGAGTATTGAACGCATACGTCCATGGATGAATACACCGACCCCATCAGGCTGCGAGGCAGCCCCATTGATGCTGTGGGGGTCGAAACTAGATCTGACCCGCAGTGGGGGCACCCAGCAGCAGGTTCTTGCCACAGAGAGGAGAACGGCCTATTGCATGCTCGGCACCCAAAGGTGAAAAGACACCTGTGAGCACACGAATAACGCAGAAGATACTTGGGTAAATCCCATCCCACGTCAGGCCAGGCGGTGTGGCAGTACAAAAATAATCTTTCAGAAATATGGCTGGGTGCAGACTCTAGCAGTCTTGAGAATGACTCAAACAGTTCTGGGTATAGTTTGCGCCCCTGATTCCTCATTACTGCTCCGACGACTAATGCGTCGGCTGGAATCCCCAACATTTTCCTAGCTTGTTTTTGATCCACTGGATGAAATATGTCGGCTTCTGCACCTGGGGCAGCTACGCCACCCAGTCGAATTCCTGGATAACGTGCCAATACATTTTGTCCATAGTCAGAATAAGCCAAGACCGCATCGGCTTGCGACACAGCGCCCAACCATTCCTCATCTTGGGGTTCTCCATCTACTGGATGCATATAAATCCATCGATAGAATTCCCTGAGGGGAGAGTAGTGGATGAATGCGTCTGTCCATGGATCACGCGCAGAAATTACTATGTCTGGTTTGAATGCAAGAACTGCTTCCTCAAAAACAGTTGCGCCTGACGCAGGTTGAGACTGATAAAATCCGCATGGCGGATAATCGCTACTCAAGGTAGTCAAGAAAAAGGCGGGCCAGGGACTCCCGGCCCGCCTTGGATCATTTGGGTCGCCGTAACAGGCTAACTCACCCACCTCATGGCCTGAGGCCACCAATCTTCTGGCGATCTGCAACATGTAAGTCGCATATCCAGTTTGTAGCCACGTAGCCTCACCGACCAAAAGGATTTTAGACATCAGAAGGGTATTTCCTCAGAGTTGTCAGGCTGAAAACCTGCTTCTTCGTCGATCTCTGCGCCAACAGCTGCTGGCGAAGATCCGGTTTTGACTCCAACAAAATGGAACTTGTGTACGCGAAATCGCAAAGCGCTGCGCTTACTGCCAGTAGCCTTGTCTGCCCAGCTTTCTGTGCGTGCTACTGCCTGCACACACAACTTGCTGCCTTTGGTGATGTATTTCGCAATAACATCTGCCGCCTTATCCCACACTTCGCAATCTATGTAAGCTACCTGTTCTTCCCCCTCCTTGCTTTTGCGACCAGAGTTCACCGCAAGAGTGAATCTTGCTACGCGGTGTTCTGTGCCAACGCTGCGAACTTCAGGATCTCGGGTTAGGTTACCAATAAAAATGCACTCGTTCACAATTCACCTCAAGTCAACTGAAACACCTTGTTAATGATCAACGACTGTCTTTTTTTGTCGCGACCACCTTGAACAAGGATCGTGTTTCCCTGAGTGAGGAGATGCCTGTACTCCTCTAGGGCCTCTGAGAAACACGTAACGTCGTCCAGAACCCCGGACGAGTCTGCGAGAGAAAGGAAAGCCATTTCTGTCCCTTTCTTAGTTTTGATGATTCTAATTGATCGAATCTCAACTCCCAACAACAAAAATCCTGTCTTGCCAGCAAGAAATTCGCCAATAGTAGTGTTAGAGTCAGCCAGATCGCAGCCGTCGACTCGAGAACATGTCAGCGGAAAACCAAAAGCCTGCTCCTCAGCCCAGGCCAACCACGCAGGATTGTCGTTTAGGGGCGTGGGCGGAAACTCTAAAAGATTAGCTTGGCCGCGGACAAGAGAGGATCGCTTAAAATTGGCACATCCTCCCCCCTCCCTTTTCGGCTTAGCCAAACCGCGCAAAGCACTAAGAAAACCATCGTAGTTTTCCGTGGCGTTGTGCTTACGCAAATGATCCCATTCCTTATCTGTAATTGATCCAGCAACCTCAAGCTCTGCAAGCATTTGCTGTCTCTTTATGCCAAACATGTCGAGGGCACCCGACATAGCAAGACGCTGACTCACAGATGTTGATCCAGAACCAACATTAATCAACCAATCCAGCCAACACCATTGCGATAGCGATTTGCCTGTTTGTTCCTCTACTTCTTTTATACGCATCAAAACTTTTTGCAAGCTCGCTTCGCCCAAACCCTTGATATTTCCCAAACCGAAATAAATATCGATACCGTCTGAATGAAACATCATTTCGCCGCGACGAATGTCAGGAGGCAGCACGCTGACTCCTTGTCTTCTTGCATCTTCAACTAGTTCCATAACCTCCTGATCTGGCTTGATCTTATCTTCGGCAAAGGCCAACCATGCAGTATAAAACTGCACGGGAAAATGAGACTTGAGATAAGCTGTGTCATAGCCAGTCATTCCGTATGCCATGCTGTGACTACGATTAAATGAATATCTGCCTGATTTTTCAATCCATCCCCAAATCTCTAAGGCCATCTCGTCGGGGACAACCTTTTGCTCAGCAGCTCCGTCAAGGAAAAGCTTTCTGACCTCAGCCATTTCCTTCTGATCTTTTTTGCCAATGGCCTTCCTTAGTCTGTCGACGCTCTTAAGGTCAAACCCAGCAATTTTAGCACCAATCTGCATAGCCTGTTCCTGATAGATCATGATCTGCTCGGTAGAGCCAAGTATCTCGTCTAGTGCAGGATGAAAGGAGTCGGCAGGTTCCTCTTTATTAACTCTTCGACAATAGTGCTCCGTCATTGAAATGCCATTTTCGTCCTTAGCCATTAAGCATCCAGGACGAAGAAGCGCGCCAAGAGCAGACAAGTGTTCATTGTTCCGCGGCTTGAGTCGCTTGGACCATTGCGATCCCAAGCGACTCTCAAGCTGAAAAATACCCTTGGTAATCCCCTGAGACATCATGTCCCATGCGATTACGCAGTCAGGAAGTTTACCAACGTCGACGTCCAGCAAAGGCAGGCCGCCCTCTCTCTGAGGAGGACCAGTCTCTGGCCATCGACATCCGCACTTCATAGTGTAGTGAGTCAAGAAATCACCGTGTTGCTAGCACACGCTCCCCTGAAGCTAATCTTAGGGGCATAAAATCGATGAACTTTCATAAAACGAACGATTAGATCGGCAGTCTGCTTAGCATCTACCATTGCGGTATGTGCTCCGCTGGTCGAAATTCCAAAGTATCTGCGCAATGTATCCATACGACGATCAGGAAGCTCGTCGGAATTTTCAAACCAAAACTCTAAGATGTCTTCCAAATCATAGACCTTGCGGCGATGAAACAAGTTTTGATCGCCATTCTTATCTACGAAACCATACTTAGCGCAGAGACGGTTAAAAATAGGAAGGTCAAACAGTCGGATGTTCTTCCCTGCTGCAATTGGAGCAGTAGCAAAACCGTTACCTTTAGAATTAAAGCGCTTGATGAATCCAGCAAAGGAGCGCCATACGGCTTCTTGCTCTGGAGCATTTTTCAACTCCTCTCTCGTCTTACCATTTACGGCCAACGCCTGGTCTTGAAGCAGAGAAAAGTCTGTGGGCTTGCACATGCTGTAGAAAGTGCCGTCGGGCACAGGAGCAAGCGTTCTAGGATTGACAGCGACGGCGGCTATCTCAATAGGCTCAGTTGTTCGCGTATCAAGTCCGCCTGTCTCAAAGTCAAAACATATTATGATATTGGAATTCATTGGTCTTTCACCTCGTGTTTTTCAACCCAAACCCTGATGCTAAGATCATCAGAACCAATCTTGCTGCCCAGAACACATGACGGATCTCCTGCAGCAGATATGAATACGCTTTCGACATTGACTTCTCCGCCTGCCTTAATGACAAGAGCCTTAATCAACTGTCCAAACTCTTCGGTAATTTTAGTTTTAGCTTCTGACAACTCAGCTAATGCATCAAGTAAGGCTATGTTGTGAGCAACCACCTTAGCTGATAATCCCATCTCGTCTTCGTGCGACATTTTCTTAACCACGAGCCTTACCGCCCTTCAAAAGAGACACTACCCCTTGAATCTTGTCCAAAGCAGCAATGCCTAATATGTCAAACTTCACAAAACCCATAGCCTCAAGGTCAGCCATTTCCAAACCGCAAATCTGACGCTGCGTAATCTTGTCGTATACCATAGGGCAGCAATCAGTCAATGATCTAGGAGCAATAACGACTCCGGCTGCGTGCTTGCCCTGATTTCGTTTAGTTCCCTCCAGTCTGATGGCCTGAGCAAACTCGGCCGCAAGAGGACCATCCAGCGTTCCATCATCAAGCAATCGACACCAGGGCGACAATCCGTTTGCGTTGTTCTCTAGTGCCCACTGGATGATGGATGCTTCGCCGGTGTCCTCGCGCATTTCCTGGAGTTCGTCAGATATGGCCGCCTCATCCGGAATGTGATCAGTAATCCTATTGACTTCGTCGAATGTTCCTTTCTCGTGCGCCTTCATTACATCCTTGATTGCGGCACGCCCCTGCAGGCGGCTGAACGTCACCATTTGGGCGACCTTATCAGATCCATACAGATCACGCATATGCTGAACGACTTCGTCTCTATGAGAAATAGGAAAATCGCAGTCAATATCAGGAAGACTCACTCTTCCTGGCTGATTGCGTCCAGCATTATAGAATCTCTCAAACAACAAGGAATACTTGACAGGATCAACGTCAGTAATGTCTAGGAGATAAGACACAAGGCATCCTGCACCTGAGCCACGACCTTTTCCAACAAGCCACCCCTGCGACCGCGCCCATCCACAATACTCAGACACAATAAGAAAATAAGGAGACAGCCCAGCTTCCGTAATTACTCCAAGCTCTTTCCTAATCCGCTCTCCGTAAGAGTGATAATGCGATCCATCATGCTCAATCCACGGCAACTTGCGACGCCAGCCATCCCTACACAGTCTCCGCAAGAATTCGTCTGCCCCTACTCCTTCCGGGCAAGAAAACTGAGGAAGATTTGGCTTGCCAAGTAGATCAAAGTCTCCACACAATTCTGATATGACTAGTGAGGCCTCAATTTCCTGAGGCGTATGAAGCAATCGCACCTCTTCAATAGATGGAATATGATAACGATTACTGCGAAAAAAAGCTCCAAGCGATATGTCTTCCTGCTTAGCCAGTGCTGCTCGTATAGATGGCAGCGTTGTCTGCAGTGACGTAGCCAACAATACGCGCTGATCGCTAGCGTCTTCTGGTGCTGGATAGTGCGCATCTGGCGTTCCGACTGTCCTGATTCCGTATTTTTTCGCAAAATATCTTAAAGCCTTTGCTGCGACGGCTGCCGCAGGAAAATTTTCCTGATCAACAGTCTGAATTTCAATATAGAAGTTCTCAATGCCAAATGAATTTTGATATTTTCTGACCAGAGCCGTCAATCGAGACTCCCAGTCGGTTGGAACTAAATTTCTGGCCTCGTCATAGGTTTGGCAGGTATAAGCTTTCCGTGGTTCAGAAAATAAAACATTGCATAAGTCACTTCCTGGATGACCAGAAAATGCAATGGCGTGCCCGCCCATAAGGCGCCCCAAAGTAAAAACATCAAGCCTAGGTTTCTTGTAAAAATTATCGGGATTGTTACTCAGTGAAGATGCCTGAATCAAACGCTTCCACCCCTCCTCACCTTTTGCCAACACACACAAATGAGAGTGAGCGCCATTCTCGGGAGTTTTAATCTTGGGGTCGTTCGGCGACAGGTAAAATTCACATCCCAGCAGCGGCTTGATGTTCCTTTTGCGTAAAGCCTTTGAAAAGGAAACTGTTCCAGCTAGTGTTCCATGGTCGGTGATAGCGCACGATTTGTAGCCCAACTTCTCACAACGAGCAGCAATCATGTCGGGCTTAGACTGAGAATCCAGCAAGCTGTACGTAGTATGAACGTGCAACGGGACCCAAGACATGGTAACAACCCTCGTGACTGGCTACAAATAAAATTCTGGCATGCGCTGCTGGTGTGCCAGAAGGGGGGGAATCTCAGCGAAAAATACGCCGCCAGCGCCACCCCGAAGTTCCCTATGCGTGGATACTACTTTCGTTGCGAACAATAATCAAGGGGTCATCCAAATCAATAATCGGCGACAGTAAAAAGTTAATGATCCCGAAATCAACTTCGGGATCATGGGAAGGTGAGTCACAGCTATTATCTGTTGTCGCCGCTACCGCCCAAAGTGCCGCGTTCCCTGCGACTATTTAACTTTTCGAGGTTGCGCTTACATACCTCTGCGAGCGTGACCTTTAGATCTTTAGCGATTGCTGCGACATACCACATTACGTCGCCCAGCTCATCGATCAGTGCCTGCTTTTTAGAATCAGAAAGTAATCCGCTGTCGTCGCGGATGATCTTCTTGACCTTGTTGCAGATCTCGCCAGACTCACCGGCCAGTCCCAGGGTGGGATATGTTAAGGCGGCGCTGTCGGGATAGATAGCGGTTGTGTTTGCTTCAAACTGATATTCGTTCAGTGTCATGGCGTATCCTTCAATTCCTTTTGCTGAGCAGCATACGTTGGGCCATAGCCCAGATCGGTAAGGCGCTCCAGCTGCAGGAGATCCTCCCTCTTCATGAAACCCCGGAACTCATATGGCCCAGGAAATTCGCCCACCACGAGCGAATAAGAATCAAGTCCTTCGGACTTGTTAAGTTTACCGGGAACAGCCAGAAGCTGTCCTGATCTATACTTTGTTGCTTTGACGTCGACAGTTGTGCCATCAGCCAGCATTGCATCATGCGGCGGCCGACCTTCAAGCTGAAGATCCGGATAGATGTTATGCATCTTACAGAACGCAATCTCAGCAGCTATGCCTTCGAGATCAGTTTCGCCACAAGTTTGGGGACCAACCTTGCCATCATTGGTATTAGATTGACGATTTTTAACGTATCGAGCTTTGGCCAAGTATTTCGCAAGGCGTTGCTCTGCTTCATTCAGCACCACGCTTTTTCCAATCTTTAACGCTTCATTCACGCTAGCTGCTCCCAAAAATGTTGCTGTGCGCAGTCAAGCACTTGATGGTAGGGGGCCAGGCTGTCCCTCATCTAGTCGATCGGTTCGGCCACCGCCAGAACCATATCCCGCCCAAGGCTCACCCCTTGCGTACTTGGCGATTACGCGACTGAGACCTATTTGCAATATCTCTTGCCTAAAGTGATGGCAGGTCGACAAACCAGAGTCTGGATGAGCATCATCATAGAAGTGACATAGTCTTTGGCACTTCCAGTTATTAGGATCTCGATCAAGGATTCTGCGAGGCAAGTTGTCTAATCTTATCTTCTCAAATTCATGACGAATCATTTGTAGTGTTTCGGGCAAATCCGAGCGCTGGTAGCACAAGCTGTATGGTCCACCGTCCTGGATGTAGTAGATTGTCATAAGAATTTCATCGTTTGGATAAAGCTTGCACAACGCATAGTGATAGAGACGCAGCTGAAAGTCGCTTTGCATGTCTTCGTATTCTTTGGTCTTGTCTTTAATCCAACATCGACGCTTACCAGTCTTCCAGTCAATATACTCAATCATTCGTGATCCGACCCGAGTAACAAGATCCATTGTTCCCCTGAGGATTAATTGGCCCGAATATTTTCGACCGTCGGGCAGTTCGTATTCATAGCTAGCCCAGTCTTCCTCAAGAGCAATCTCAAAATACTGTTCAGGCATGACCACGTTTCGGTTAACAGGAGAGAACATCCCATCATTGAACAGCAGCACGTCCCAGGTCCAATTGTAACATTTTTGGAAGTCGCCTTTTGTCCACGGATGAACAGTGCGTTCCAAATGGGTATAGTGATCCCAACCTGCCTGAACAGCCATCTCGGGAGTAAATGTTGCGGTAGCAAATTCTCGCTCTACTTCAGGATCCGAAAATGTCGATTCCTTGTTTTGATGAGCTAATTTTTTTCGAGCTAGCAGCTCAAGCGCTTTGTGAACAATGTTCCCAGACTCTGCCTTTTTTCCAGAAGGCTCCTTATGTCCAAGATTGGAGGTTATAAAAAATTTGTGGGGGCACCACCCGTAACTGCCGACAGAACTAGATCTGAGGAATGTTACGATAATTGGAATGCCTCCCGCAGATAGGTAATGGCTGCATCAAGCTGTTGGTGCTTATTCATAGATGCGTTATCAATAATTGCATCAAATTCATAATTATCTAAGGAGTTTTCTGAAGAGTGCTCATCAGTTTTCTCGTTGTCGCCGCGGGTCACAAGAATAATTTTGCCCCCAGATTTGCGTATAGCGTCACACTCGTTCGGAAAACGTAAATCTGCAACAACTACTAAATAGTCAAGCGCCGAAGATTCTGATTCGTCGGAATGTATTTTTCTCATGGTAGCATCTATGTGAATAGAGTGGCTCATTGTTCTACATATTTCGGTGCCAAAATACTGAAGGAATTCTCTGCATGTCATTTTTTTGTTTCTAGGTGGACGAGGCTCAGTCATGATATCGTATGTTGGCATGTCGCCCCACCCATACTGAGTAAGTTGATCCTTCTGTTGCTGGCTACCATAAACAGATGTTCTTGATATACCAAACAAATCAACAGATGTTTTTTTAAGAACATCAGCCATATGGTATACGTTCCCATCCCTCAATAATCCGTAAGATTTCAACCACCACGTAAGCATGCCGCTCGCCAAAGTGTCTTTTCCAGAACCTTTTCTGCCAGCAATACCAACCATGATCATCTCAGTCTCTCCAGAATTTCCTTGAGTTGTGCGGGCGTTAGATCGGCGGGGTCGAATCCGTGACCGGCGTGTGCAATAACAACGCGAAAGCATCGGGATAGCTGTCCGACAATCTTCATGGCTGCCGAGCGTCCTGCTTCGTCGTCGTCAAGAAACACAACAACCTTGCTGGCTCCTGACGCTTCCAGCAATACCTGCTGTGCATCTGTGAGTGAGATACCCAGTAGGGCTGCTGCATTGTGATAACCGGCCTCCCACAGCCTCCAGACATCAGCAGGCCCCTCAACCAGGATGATCGTTCCAGTACGACGAGCCTCTTGGAACGCAGAATGCATGTTGTAAAGTATTCTGGCTCTTGAAAATCGAGAGTGAAGCCACTTCGGCGTCTGATTGGTTGTTGTGGCTCTGGCTGAAAAGCCAACGGCCATTCGTCCAGTGTGGTCATATACTGGCACCACTGCTCGGCCAGCAAATGGCCCCGTCTGAGTTTCGCCAACATCAAATCGATCTAAGACTTCGTACGAAAATCCACGACCCAAAAAGAATCTTGATGGCACATCCATTCTGCTACGTATGGTTTTGCGGCACCACTTACCTTCTACTCCGTCCTCAACTGCTAAACGACGAGTCTGATTTACAAACTCACGCCGCGAATGATCAACAACTATGTTGGGGCCTTCCCCCTTAATTCCCAACGATCGCCTGATGAAGGAAATTGTCTCTCCAAGAGTTGCTTTTCTGTCACCCTCTGCGTTCCAATTGTATCTTTGTCGTGAAATTATGCCTCTCACCATTCCAAATGTGTCGTCGCGAAAAATGCGCTCGCACCCACGAGTGTGGCATTGCCAATACCCAAATGCGGAGTTGGTATAGGCACGACAACCGGTCGGGTTGTCTCCTCCATGAACGGGGCACGGGAGGACTACTGCATTTTCTGCCACAACGTAATCTAAACCGAGTGATGATAGTACTTGCTCAAGATATTCAGTTGCAACGCCCGAAATTGCCCGTAGACCATCAAAACTGGGGCGACTGGGCTGTTGATCCGTCAAATCCTGAACGCCCTGGGCGCGTGCGGAGGACCCCGTTGCGGGTTGGCCCCTCCCTAAGTCGACCAAATTCGTATTGTCCTTGGACATTGATGTAGTCCCCACTTTCAATTCCCTTACCCTGCCTAGTAACAACAGGTATTAACTTCAAATTGTAACGAACTCCGTCTGCACCTACGCCTTCTTCAGCCATTTCTTCTTGAGATTTCCACTTATAGATAGAGAAGTTTGAACAAAGCCAAATGATCCTATCAGAACCAGAGGCGGTGCTAGTGTCCTCTGCGTTAATCCCATCGCGATTCAATTGAACAAAAGCAAGAACTGGAACCTGATATTTTACTGCAAAATTATGCAGATTGGTCATGAGGAATCCCAACGCCTGGAATTCGCTCACGTTCTTGGTGATTGAGCGATCATCCATAAGTTTAACGTAGTCAAAAATAATTAGGCATGGCTTGGATTGTCCAGACTCGTCAAAGCCAACGTGTCTATACAGCCACCTTCTCATGACTCCGACAGTTTCTTCAAATGCTTGACCAGCAATTGAGGAATAATGGTACGGCATCGCCTTAATTTTTTCCTTGGCGTCGTACACTCTGCGCGATTCCGATGGATCGCTGGCAAATTTGCCAGACTTGATTCTGTCAACAGTAACGTCTGCTAGATTGGCGATCATCCGATGCCAGTGCTCCTTAGCTGACATCTCCGTGTCTAAATTTAGAACAGGAACTCCCAATTTTCCAGCAGCATGAAGGGCTATGTTGTCTGCCAACTGCGTCTTGCCAGTTTTTGGCCGCGCTCCAATCACATTCACAGTGCCTCGCTGAAATCCCCCACCTATCGCCTGATCATAGGTCGGAAGTCCAGAACCTACTCCCATCATGTCTGAAGGATTGGCTGCGAGATATTCTAAATATTCGTCTAAGTCCTTGCCGATGTGAGAGAGTGTGTCACTCTGGCTTCCTAGATTTCCCACGAAATTAAATACTGCCTCTTCGCCAACACCTAATATCTCACCTAGCGTTTCGTCTCCAGTTACAGCATCCAATCGGTCGGCTGATCGCCTCAACACGCTAGCAAACTCTGCAGCCTTACGAAACTTGACTAATCGAGCTGCTTGCTTGCGAAGATTGCTTGATTCTACGGCCGTGACCGTGAGAGCGCGCAAATATTTCTGCTCTTCCTGATCCTTAAGTAGATCCGGAAACCCTAGCACTGAAGCAGTCGACATGAACGATGGGACGTCTGCTTTACTCCCTGGATCCTCTAGCATTTTCTCCATGATTCGATAATAGATACTGTTGTTTCCACACGAAAAACAATCGGAGGAAAGAATGTCTGAAACTTCTACCCAGGAATCATGTCCACCCCTATAAAGGGCCGCTAGCACTGCCCTTTCAGCTGCTGGATCACTATTCATCGTCGATTGCTCCTGAGGCAAGATGGGCATACAATTCCAGAATCCGTTTCTCGACGCAATGCCACAAGTGATCCGGCAACCATATGAGGCTTGTTGCATTTAGGACAAAATACTTCCCTAGGACGGTTGTCCGAAGGCGGACGACGAGTGGTTGGCTTGATGCCTTTTAGTAATTTTTTGTCGGAAATGATATGCGCTTTCTCAAGCGTTCTATCATCTACAAATCTATTGGTAAAAGTAGTCTCTGGTGGAGGAGAGGGGGGCAAAACTAACTTCTTCGCCGTTTTCTTAGTTGCTTTCTTCTGTGACTCAGGCGCATTCGCCTGGGCCATTTTGCCAGCACAATCAGCAAGCAGTGCCCAATCGCCTTTTGCTAAAGCTGCTGCCATTTGGGCAAGAATTTCCTGACTCATGACTGTCTCCTTTTCGTCGCCGCCAATGACGAGAACATATCCGCAACCTTTTCCAAACGCAATGCGAGGTAGTCAATCCTTTCAAGACGACACGAGAGAGTTACCTCATGTTTTTTCATTGCTGCCGTACCATCATCTTCTTGAGTCGCCAAAGACATCCGTTCTTCGGGAGACTGATATCGATAGTTACTAGTCTTACCAGCAACACTTTTGAGTATGATCTCATTGCAATAGCGGATTTTAGCCCGCAGCTTGTTGCCTTGACGACTGATATGAAAACCGAGACACGTCAACATAACGGCGGCCTCTCCGCATTCCTCAGCAGACATCATGTGTAGTTCTTCGTTTGATAATGCAACATATTTCATCGCCCCTTCCCCTTCGGCAGGAAAGATCGATTTCTCAAAATCTTCAAGAGCTTGATCAACTGCCGCACTTGAATCAGACATCACTGCCTCCCTCCTTGCCACAAGAATTCATGCGCACCAGCCAGTCGTCTGGCTTCTCGGAAAATGGAAGCTCAACCAAATCAATACCGTTGATAGAGCACCAGTCGCGTTTTTTCTGATCGCGCTCCCTAGATCTTAGGAACCCCATCATAGTTCCATGGAAATGCATTACGTAACGGTAGTGCTGCTGTCCGTGCGCTTCTATAGCCAATCGACGAAGAGGAAGATAAAAATCAAGGCGTAACCCATTCGACCCAGGCAATCCGACCTCTTCCATAATTCGATCGACCGGATAAATTGTTCTCAGAAAAGCCCTGACTGAAACATGTAAGCCAGATCGTGCTGGCCCACCTGGTCCGTCATCTGAACGCCCTGCGAATGACCATGTGTATGTGCGACCGTCTAGCCCCTTTACTCTCATGGCTTTAGCATCACAGCAATCTCTTTTTCCAAAACAGATACCCACGTTGGGTTTTCATGAAGTAAACGATACAGTTTCTCAACGCCTTGGGTTTTGGTCCGCTTGATTGTCTCGTCTGTCCACTTTTCGGCCTTAAGCAAATCAAGGTGTCGCTCCATGAAATCTAGCGACATCCAGGCACCAGCCTTGCCTATCAGACCAAGCTGAACACCAAGATTAATTGCCTCAAACACATGATCTATTCCCGTTCCATATCGAATATACGAGTCGACTTCCATGCCTGGTGGTCCAAGCGCGCACGACTCTACCAACCAGTGGACCTGCTGCCCAATTTGTTTTTCGGCACCTGCCGCACCAACCTTCCAAGGGCGATCAAACTTAACCCTCATCTGAACGTCTGCTTGATACTGTAGAGTTCTTGACCCTTTTTCCACATACCCACCATATCCAGTCTGTGACTGAGTCAAGTGCATGATGGCCCAGACAATGCAGTTGCGAATGGGCACAAGATTTGCTGCCTGACGACAGAATCCAGCAAAAATCTTATTGCCAGCGCCTCTATTTTCATAGCCAATTCCTTCATCCATCTCTTTTTCGTCGCACAATGCGCTCACTGAGTCAATGATGATTAGTGAGCCAGGATGACTAGTGATGACCTTCATGGCGAGAGTCAGGTAGTCTTTAGCCGTCAAAATCTTGTCTGGCGTAGATCTAAAAATAGTCATCTTGTCGAAATTGAGACCTGCTGTTCCTCTCAAATTCATTTCTTTAAGGCGGCCCTCAATATTGAGATAGTAGACATGGCGATCTCCATTCTCGGGCTTTTGACACTGAGCAGCAAAGCTTAGTGCTGTCGAAGTGTTGTGGGTGACAATGAATTGATTGGTCAAATATAAACCGTCAAGATTATCAACCTTAATGCAAACGCATTGTTCGTCCCTTACATATTCAACAGCAACAATTCTTCTCCTCAGAATTCTTGACGAACGATTTTGACAGCGCATTTTCTTTCGTCGAAGTCGAAAAAGAAGCGACGCATCAGGCATGCGAATAGCGCAACGATAGATCCTCAGCATCTTGCCCGAGTACTCGTATCTAACTGGACGTACCGTACATAGTCCACCCAGGGATTGAATTAAAAACTTGACGTCACTAGCCAGAGCCATTGAAGCTGTTTTGAATTCACAATCACCTTTTTTGCCCGCAGTACCGTCAGTATCCATTAGGCCTTGAAGCAAGCCCAACCTGACTGAAACATCGTTAAATTTATAAATGTCTGGGACATGCTTTGTGTGAGACTTCCGCCCAAGAAGTCCAAGCTTGAGTAGCACAGACTTTAAGTGCGAGCTACGATTTATATTATACTGATAGCGCTGTAGTTTTGGCTTAACATGACATCTACCTTTCTCGGAAATGACTGAGCAAAGTTCAGCGTCCATTGTCGTAAAAGCCATGGTCTGATTAGTTATGCTGCCATTCCCCAATAAAAGACCAAGAGCATAGCTGTCGATTGGTACTCGCTTGGATTGAAAGATGACTGGCTTTGGCAAACGTACTGACCAACGTGGTCTTCTTCCCCACTTGTGACTTTTATCTTGATGAAAAAGAGAATTTTTGATGTCGGCCAAAGTCATAACAACATCTTTCCTGCGTGCCTTGCACAGGCGAGAGTTCCTGACTTCCCACAAATGTTCAATGCCACACTCAGCCCAATCGCCATTATCAAAATATACTCTATAGACAGCTTTTTTGCCTTGGGGGAAAACTGCGACAACACGAGATGTGCCTTCGGGATGACATACGATGTCGCCTGGCTTTAGATCTCCAATCTGCCTAGCTCCTCTCGGAGTGTAGACAGTTGCTGATACTGGCTGCTCTTTCCCCGTCTTCGGCTGGCCAGAACACGTAACCCAAGATCCTTCTGGAATGCCGCCGTGCAGCGCCACGTTAAGTGCCGGACCCAAAGGAATAATTTGCTTCCTCTCTTCATCTAAACCAATCATGTCCCTAGCGGAAAGTATTACTCCATTGCCAAACTGCTTCGTGACCTCCTTAGTGAAGTCGAGCTTTTCCTTGTCTTTGTCTTTAGTCACGATCAAGTTCCTCCAGCCGAGATTTCAAGTTGCGCCGCGGTGCAAAACATGGACGCGTAGCTGACTCAACCGCGGGTTCGTCAGAGACTACGGGAGCTGGCAAAGAACTTAAAGATGTTATTTCCGTATCGTACTTCAATTGCTCCCTATCGAAGATATCCTTCAGAAAGGGGGCACCGAACGAAAATGCTCTTCTGCCATCATTAGAGCGAATTCCTCGAGATATGACTGAGGGATGATATTTGTCTAAGAGCTTGAGTGCTAGGCGTAGCTGCATGAGGAAATGCTTCTGCCATCTTGGTACGTCCCAAAACTTCGCAGGCAGACTTGTTTTTTCCTTGCCAGCGATGCGCTCACACATAACTTCAGCAAGTATTTGCTGGGGTGCCACCCAGCCTCCGCCGTATCGGCTTTGATAGCGGCTGCTTTCTGACAAATTTTTGGCCATGACAGTCCCCCTTGTCTTCGAGGATTAACTGTATGACCTTCACCAGTTGATTATCAAGGAAGTACCTACGGACTCTTTATCGGATTGTTCCCTAGTGTCTTCATTGACGACAACCATCTCAGGAACTATGACCGACTTAGTGTGAACAATTCCGTCCTCACCACAATACCCCACAACAAAAAGGTTGTAGGATTTTGAGTTGCCCGAAAGACACGCCGCAACAGCAGGGCGAAAAAAATAACCCCTAGCAAGTTCGGGAACAGCCTTCATGCACGAAGACCGAAAACGAACTTCAAGCGACGTCATGTGTCGCTCTGGCGTTATCAGTGACGAGAGTCTGACCCAGTCGTCGGGCGTGCCATCGGCGACGACAAACAGCCCATCCGATAGGCCCGCAAGCAAAAACGAATGATCAAAAGGGGCTTGGGCTAGGACTTCGGGCAAGGTTCCGGCTGTCACTTGTGTCCGCTCCATATGCAATTGGCATACCTAGCCATGAACTCGCTGTTAGCTGCTCGATTATTCTTGCCGTGCTCGTCGCCTTCTACTGATGCAGCCTCAGTCATGATGGTGACCCCTTCAGAGGGGCGACCAAACTTGCCTGGACTCTTAGATTTTGCCTTCTTGTAGGCGATCTCAATCTCTGAGATTGGACGACCAAGATCCTCTGACATTTCCTCTAAAGACTTGATTCCCGCAAGACTTTCGAGATAATAATTTTCCGACTTGCTCAGCGGGCGCGGCTCTTGCGTCTTTCTTGGCATGTTAACTCCTTTGTGCGACGCGCAGAAGCGCGACATTACCTGTCTTAAGGAAACCTACGTAATTATCAAAAGCAGACTGACTCACCTCAGTGAAGTGGTACCGCATTTTTCCAGTGTGCGCATCATACCGAACAAGTTCGGCTTTTGAATGAACCTGAGGATTGTAAAATGTTCCCGTGTCAATGCCCCGGCGACACACTCTAATGAAGTATTTGGCGACTCCAGTCTTGATCACAGAACACTTAGCAACACATTCTGAAGACTCAACTCCGACGCTGCATCCCGAGCCGTCGTATCCAGAATCTTGTTGTGCTGCATCTTTTTTTTCTAAAAATCTCTGAGCGTCTTCAGCAATATTCACGACTTGTCTCCTGGAGCAGTGTGGAAAACAACTTTGTCTCCGTCAGCCTCAAGATGGGCAATTCGCGTCAACAAAACGACATCTGACGAATCCTCTTCTTTTGCTGCTTGCGCTCCAAAATACCTAAGCAATCCATGCACTTCTTTTTCAAACGAAGTGTCGCCGCAATAACAACACTTAGCGCGGACCTTCCACACAAAGGGCTGTTCCGGATTAGTGGTTCTGACGTCCACCAAAGGCTTATTGCAGCTGGAACATTCCAGCACAATTTTTTCGCCCTCTGGAATATGTGGCGATGTTTCCGAGTTTACCTTGCGCATGCTTTCATTAACTCCTCTAAGGCCTCTGAGAGCTTTCTTTCACATGTCCAGCGATCAGCTCCGCTCATACGCAGCGTCAAGTTTTTGCGTTCGACTGGATTACCGCTTGCCGTTCCGTCGGGAAGTCTCTCGTGAATCTCAGCGAATGCGTAAATGACAGCGACGTGTGGGTTCGTCTCGTCGTTAGGAATGTTCATCATTTTTGATCCAGTGCGTTGTACCAGCATAAATACTGGTCGATAGTCTCATGTCCATACTGCTGGTCGATTTCCATCGCCAACAGCCCGTCTGCGTCACGCCTCTCTGTGTTCCATCGAAAATTTTTAAGTGCCTTCCAGCGCACCATAAATGACGCAGTGTCGATATGATGAATCAGCACATTATGCGGAGGCATGAGGCGGATCGATTCATTCTTATTCAACTGCCCCCACCCTACCATGACTGCGTCCGAATTCAGATGAGGAAGAACTCCCCAGTACCAGTCTGGATGAATTATATTGTCGTCATCAAGGAAGTATACCCAATCTTCATCATCTGCAACCAGTTCGTCTAGTGCCTGGTTACGACACAAGCTCCCCCATCTTCCACCTAGCTGTGATCTCTTGACTAACAGGCCAGGCCTACCAAAATCTTGAGATGTGGAAGGAGAAATGGCTGCATCAAGAAACGAAGCAATTTGCAAGTCAGATTCTTCACCTTTTACTGACGCATCTAAAACAACTATCCATCGGCATGGAGCTGGTATAGATTCAAAAATTTTCTGCAGGTTACTAGGTCTAGTGCATGGAGTAATGATGTGAATCATTTTTCTCCCTTTTCAATATATTTTTTCACATCCTTAATTTTTTTCAAATCAAGTGGTTTTTCGGATTCACGCCACCAAGGCTTTTTGCCAGCGTCTTTGCTAACCAGTCTTTGAGCTTTCCTGCGATCTTGATCCCGTTGAGCAGTCATTTCCTCAATTTTAGTCTTGCCTGCTTTTTTGGCATTGCGCTCGCCCTGCTGTCCAATTGTCGTTACGTTGTGGCAAAACGCGTCTAGGCCACAACCGATCAGGCGCTCCAGCTTTTTCTGGCCGCACTTCTTGCACGTACGCTTAACCTTGTCGACAAAGGATTGATAGAGATCAAATTCATCGCCGCAAGCATTACATCTGTAATCGTACGTAGGCATCAGTCATCGTCCTCGTCGTCTTCGTCGTCCAGTTCCATATCGACTTCTGAGTCGACTGAGCTGATTGACCAACGCATTTCTGTCAAAGCAACAGCCTCGGGTGGCAAGCATTCTCGAAGTATAGAGCCATTCATGTCGGCGTATGCCAAGACCAGACTTTTGTCGTCAGAGAGAGACATGACCGTCATTGGGGGCGATCCGCTATTGAGACAAACAACGTCGCCGACTTCAAAAAATTCAGACTGGCTCATCGTCGCTTCCCCTTATTCCGTATTGATTCTGATGTTCTGATAGCCCAGTCAATACCAGTAGTACCACCCCATCCCAGCCAAGCAACAATTGCCGGGATTGTCCATGGTTTGCTCTTAGCTTCCGGCTTATTGCGCGCCTTCTCATAATTACCGCGGTGGCGATTGAAAGACGACATTCTTTTTACTGTTTCGGCAGAAAGCTTTGATCCGTTACCCAGGTCTCGAGCGCGTGCCCAGCCAACCGCAGTCATGCCGCGACACTCTTTGCCATATTTTTCTTTCCAAGCCAGAACTTTCCTAGCATTGTTCCTTGCTGACTCGGGAGGATCAAATCCCTCAGACGCATCAGAGTGCGATGCCTGATCAGCAGCATGGACAATAGACTCAAGAAATTTCTCAACAGCCTCAATGATATGGGAGAGGGGCTTGCTTCGTCGTCCTGCTGATCTGCTCATATTGCCTCCGGTTTACCATCCTCAAGATAGTAACCACGACGAACCCCCCAGATCCCATTCATTGCAGATTAACTGCCGCAAGTTCCGCCCTTGCCTCCGATCACGCAAATGTCGTGCTCTAGATATTCTACGCCCTGTTGTCTAGCAGCCTCAGCATAGTCGACAGACACCAATGGCTGGCCACCTCTGGCGCCGTCTGGATATACAGTAAATCCTCGCAAGCGTGGAGCATATCGAGAGAGCGTCTCTGCGATATCGACGACTTTGTCTTCGTTGTTTAGATCACTGCCCCAGCTAGGCATGTTGATTGTGGAGCTAATCGACTGATCGACGTAGTCCTGGGTGTCCGCCTGGAACTTAAGCCGCCGTTCGTAGTCGGCGGCCAGATCGATTGCAGACTCAATACGATCGGGCGAAACGCCGTAACGCTCAATCAGATCCTTGGCCGCGGAGTCGACAACGTACTGGTAGTGCCATTGCGTACCGTTCTTCAGATATCGCCGCTTGTACGCAACAGCAAATACTGGCTCGATTCCCGTTGTCGTCCCAGCCAAAATACCGATAGATCCAGTAGGAGCAATAGCCCGCTTCGCAACAGGTTCTGAGACGGAAAGCTCAGCACTAAACTGGCGAGAAACATAATCAGACTCATCACGATAGACAGCCAGCCACTCGTGCAGTTCGGGCGTTACCTCGTAACGATACCCTCTTTGCACCAACCACTCATGCATTCCCATGAGGCCAAGCCCCAGTCGACGATTCTTTTCTCTGGTCTGATGGACCTTGGCGTATGGTAGATCTGCCACCAGAGTACCACATATCAAGAATTTCGTGGCTAGGCGAATGATCATTTGAAACTCTTCTTTGGTCTCAATCCTAGACATATTGAGGGAACCCAGATTGCACACGTCTGAGTCGTCTTCCGACGTTACCTCAGTACATTGCCCTGTGACAATTCCCTCAAATGTCCCCTGATGCAGCAGGGGTTCATCGAAGCAATAGACATCTTCTTCGCCTACCTCTTCGACGGAGGCAATGCTATAGAAGCGAGACTTATCTGATGCGTCTGGATTGGCGTCGGAGAGATCAATGCGGGATGTCGAAAGACCCAAGCTGTTGAGCTGACAAACGGCCCCATTACCCAGATGTAGACGGTAGATGCTTGCGCAAGCATAAGGAGCCACACCTCCTCGTCCATCAGGAAGATCTCTCACTTCCTCGTCGCGCATTTTGGTTACAGAAGAGCAAACTCCAAGCGTAGTCAGCAAGAGCTGTACTTCTCGCAAAAACTCAAAGTTAATTGATGCCAATTGAACTTGGATACTGCTTTTGCTGACGTTGACACATGCATCAGCGTCTAATAGTCCCGCAAGCCAGTCGATACGAGTCTTTAGGTCAAACCCAGTAGGAACAAATCCCTTGCCTAGCATTTTGCCATGAGTCCATCGCTGGCGAGTAGAATTATTCTCGGAAACAATTTTACCTTTGAGGCGAGAACAAACGCTTTGCTTGGGTAGGTAAACCCAAGAGAACTCATGACCGTCGTTCCCATCACCAGAATAAAAACCTTGAGAGTAAGCGTCAAAATCGGCTACTCTTCCAGCACTTACCACTGGCATTGAGTACTTTTCGATCTTCTCTCCGACCGTTAAGTATTCGGTCTGCTTTCTGGTGTTGTTGACCATCAACCATTCGTGATTGCCTGAACAACGTAGTGATGCTCCGTTGCTAAGGATCACGAGATAAGTGTTTTTTCGTCCTGTCGATTTAGGAGTGACCGAAGACCACTCTTCCCCGTTCCAAACTTCGACAGTCTGTCCTACCAACTCACCAATGGCTTGATAGCCATCCCTAGTGAGAATCCTCGTCTCAAAAGGAACGCATGCATTTCGCAGGGTCTCGTTCTGCTTGTCGCCGAAATTAAAAGACCAACCTGGTTCTCCAGTCATCATTGCCTGTCGACAATTAGCCAAAAAAGTAGGGTGCTTGTGTCTGTCTGGCATGTTTAGCCACGCGTCGTCATAGTTTGCCGATATGTTGGTCATATCGAGTGGAGCTGCAAAGTTAAAGTCAGCAACCTTACAGTCCCAGAAAGTTTTATCCGTGCCGGGAACTCTCATTCCGAACCAGTCTTTGGAATACAAAAACTGCTGAATGTCTTGATGCTGCCAGTTCAGGCTCGCATAAATAGCAGAGCGTCGAGACCCCCCCTGCATGACCTCGCGCCCAATTTCGTTGATCATTCTCATTTTGCTGACAGGCCCAGAAGCCTGCCCCCCAGTCCTCTTGAGTGGGGTGTCCTTGGGTCGATAGATTGAGTAGTCGACACCAATCCCACCCCCAGTCGAAAGACACGATTCAGCCTTCCAAGACAGCATTGCCCAATCTTCTCTCGTATCAGACTCTGCTCTAAGTAGATAGCAATTGTTGAATGCTTTTATCTCACGACCAGCATAGTAAATATATCTACCGCCCGGAAGAAACTTCATCTCTCGAATGGCTTTCTTAAGAAGGCTTTTTTCTTCCTTGGTCATCTTGTCTCTACATACATCGTCTACGATGACGTCAGAAAGTTTTTCCCACGTTTCACAGCCCTCGTGACGATACTTGTAATTAAAGATGTCTTCAGAAAATTTGTTGCGGAACACCGACATTGAGAAACCTCCATAAGTCTAGAGGGGCCGACCTCTAGAACAACACCGTGGATAAATTGCGGCAAAGGTAGATTACACCGATAGGCGCGGGCAGGATGCGGTCCCCCTCGACCACTAAGCACAGAAGATAATAGTCTAGGCCCGTTAATTGATCTAGCTTTTGCTTTTGCGTTTACGCAAAGTCATTTACAGTAACGCCTTGCGTTTTTTTATTAATGAAAATCAAATGCATGGAATATTAGCTTCATATGCATTAGATGGACCTTCTTGTCCGGGTTCAGGAGGGCACGAATAGCCAGGCGAGCAGCTACTTGCTGTGGGACCCGCCCAACCAGTGGCGTCATACCAAACATATGTACAATATCCTGTAGGAGACGTCGTAGTGCTTGTTGGCGCGACTGTCGTCGTCGAACCTCCATACATGGATGTTGTAGTTGTTGGATTGCTCGTCGTAGTGGTCGGCGGCGCAGTCGTCGTTGCCCCAGGAGCAGATGTCGTTGTGGTAACGGTAGGCGTACAGCAAGTAGAAAGAGCATAATATCCTGGAGTATATGTCGACGGATCTCCAGATGGAGTAGCTGGCTCATATCCCGCAGCGCAGTTCTGACTATACCATCTCCAACTGTAGGTTGATGTTGTGGAATTATATTCTGGCATCCAATAAGCGTAACCAGTAGCGCCACACTCATCAGGAGGCGGAGGCAGCGTTGTTGTCGTGGTAGTCGGCGCAGCCGTCGTGGTAGTCGGCGCAGCCGTCGTGGTAGTCGGCGCAGCCGTCGTGGTAGTCGGCGCAGCCGTCGTGGTAGTCGGCGCAGCCGTCGTGGTCGGCGTAGCCGTCGTGGTAGTCGGCGCAGCCGTCGTGGTAGTCGGCGTAGCCGTCGTGGTGGTCGGCGCAGCCGTCGTGGTCGGCGCAGCCGTCGTGGTCGGCGTAGCCGTCGTGGTAGTCGGCGCAGCCGTCGTAGTTGTTGTCGGAGAGCAGTAAGTAACTGAAGCCTGCCCAGCGAAAGATCCCGCAAAGCTTGGCGCAACGCATCCGCAACCAGACGAACAATAGCCCGCCCCATCCTTGTCCCAGCCCGCTCCGTTCCACGTATACAGACAGTATCCTGTGCATGGAGGCGTAGTCGTAGTCACGCCTGGGCCAGCCGTCGTCGATGTCGTAGTAGTTCCCGAGAGGCATCCAGCCCGGCACATAGCCAGACTTGCTACTGGACCTAAATAAGAGACATTTGGATTTTCGGGTGGAGTAAGCGAGACGTATGAGCAATATTTTCGACCATCTGAGGAATCTGTTACGCAATAATATCCTGGCATCCAAGGATCAGGTGTCGTTGGAGCCGAAGTGGTGGTGGGGCCTGCAGTAGTCGTCGGATCTACGACTCCAGCACACCCGGCACCATATACGAGAGACTGACGGTCGTCGTCTAAATCATCTTCGTTGATGATCAGTGTGCCGGTACGCGTGTCAAGAAATTTCTGAATGGGTTGATTGTAGCCCATTAGCAACTTTACATAGCTATTGTTTACATTGCTTGGGTTGGCATAATAATATGGCCCTGGGCCTATAGAACTATTGATAGTGGAAGCCGTACTTTCCACAAATGCCGAAGTACCACCTGGAATCGGGCGAACCTTGAATGCAAAGCGCGGATTGGTCAGATGGCGCAAGTCAATCTTATACGAGGCTGGCGTACTAGTACCAGCCCCACCAAAAGTCCAACGGTTAGGCAGATGCCAATTAGTACCATCCGCGCTCATTTCATAGTTGATGCCTGGAGTTTGGAGCTTGAGACTGATAGTTTTGGCTGTCGCCGAGGTGTTGGTGAACTTAAAGGTAATGAACTCTCCTGACGAACAGAGTAATCGCTTGCGTGAGGAATCGTACAGATTGAAATAAGTGGAGACGGGAGAGCCGGAAGCGTTCCAATTTCGGAATATTTCCAGCTTGACCCCACCTGTGTCTTGACCACCAGCCCACAGGTGGTAATTGGCATCGTATTCAGAGCGGAAGCGGACGTACTTGACCTCTGCGATAGCAAGATCTGTTGGAAGCTCAGACAACCCATAGTTTCTTTCCAGAGGAATATCGGCCAACACACCAAAGGCATCTGTTGGATTGAATCCAATCTGATCATTCGGGCGTGCCCAGAATGTTCGCGTCTCATCATTACTTGTCAGAATCTCAACGGAAAAACTATCAACAGTGACAACACCAGCACCACTCTGGTTACTAGCTTTGATCAATAGGAAAAAAGTACCTCTGGCGCTCAGTCCGATGAGATCAATAAGTTGAGCGTGTGGTAAGGAATCACCTGCCTCATAAGAGGTAGACAGCTTGCTATTGGGATTAGGCTTGTACGTACCAGCCGCCCCAAAGGACCAGGCAGAGAGGGAGTCATTTGGTTCAATTACATAGTCGATTCCACCAGAGACATTTGTGCCAGAAGCATCTAACTCTCCAGCCAACAAGCATCTCTTGGTAATCGGCGTGGACTCAGCAGTAGTATAGCCCAAAAATACGACGCACTTATTATCAGCCGAAGCAATCGTTGAACGCAATCCATACAGCTTGAGCTTGATTCCGGAAATTTGACCTGTCAGCCCCATTCTATTGTCATCAATGACGCTGTAGGAATAGTTAGTTTGAATGGGGACAAAAGAACTTTTAAGGCCGTCGGCATAGCTACCACTAAATACATCAGCATATACGCTTGATTTGTTGTATTGAAGCACTGGCACGCTGGACGGCCAGGCGGGAGGTGGCGGATAGGTTGCAGGATCCTCGTTCAACCTTAAGTACATTGCAGGTTGCGCGCAAATCGAACAGTCTCCACCGTAGACAAGAGCATTTTCGCCGATGCCACCCTCAAAACCGTGTAGACCACAATCATAAGAGAATGGCGTCTTATCAAGGAGTACGACCGTCATCGTGACGTCGCCACCCCAAAATCCATCTGCTGCTGTTCCACTAGCTCCGCCAACTGTAGTTTTTACTAACCGATTGAATCCATCCGTGTCGAAAACGCGGAATGGGTGAGACGAGGTGTTAGTTAGCTTGAATGTATAGGTACGATTAGCAATCAGCTTAGGGCTACCCGAACTGATGACGAACCATGCGGAATTATCCGCAGAAAACTCAAAGTGAGGACCACTCACGCCATTAGTATCTGTAGATACTCGAACGTAGGTAGTAGAGGGCAAGCACGATGCAGAGTAGGGATCTGGAGTTGTCGTCGTTGGAGTCGATGTCGTTGTTGGTCCAGCGGTAGTTGTTGTTCCTGGACCAGCAGTTGTGGTTGTTGTCGTAGTAGTTGTAGTAGTGGTGGTTGTTGGAGCTGTGGTTGTCGTAGCACAACATGCTCCGATCATGCGATAGGCAGCCGACGAAGCATCATAAACAAGCGTAACGCCTCCGAGCGGATAAATCGGATAATCATCAGCATCAAGCGCCAGAATTTTAGCGTTGGCGCCAGCCGTACCAGAGTTATGCTTGATCAAAATTGTATCGGAGCTGGAGACATTAAGTAGGTAGATTGTTGCGCCATCTTCTGCTGGTTCGACGCCATGGATTTCATAAGAAGTTATCGGTGGGTCGATTCTAAGAATCTTTTTTCCTAACCGCGGTATCTCGGCATTCTGATATCCAGAAAGTATTGGAGTATTGGAGTTTAAGGCCACTTGATTGCTTGACACCATTTGATAAGTGCCCACATGCCGCCAGGCAAGTGCTGACTCAGAAACAACGACTCCGTCTACTCGAACAAGATCGTAGCCAGCAGATCGGCCGTCCTCACAATCAAATACTACCTTGTTCAAAACGACGGACTGTGTCGAATTGTTCCAGGACGCAAACACATCTACACAAGAACCAGCTACTTCGTTGGCGTCGACAGACGGAGGTATAGTAACAGGAAAACGTCTCCATCGTTGCTCTAAAGCATCATAAAGTCCAATATTGTTACCGGATAATGGAGTCAAATATACGGTTGCTCCACCGACTGCTTCTGGATCTGTAGAAGAAAACGAGAGTGCAGTATTGTTAGTTCCGTTTCCCGATAGAGTATCTAATAGTCCATCACGAGTGAGCGTGTGTGCAATTGCGTCACCCGAAGCATGCGTCGCCGCAGTAGTCCCTTCCCTACCCCTAATAACAGTAAGCGTATTGGTCACCAAATTGATGTCTGTGACACGCATAACTTCTGAACCACAAGTCACTTCAAAAGGAACCTGTGGAAATTTAGTGGCAGAAACCACAACGACCGAAGTGGCCGAACTGTTGATAGTGTTGGCCAGATAGGTGACCGCCTGATTGGCGAAGCGGTGAAAAGCCATCTGTTACTCCTCGGTGCCGTATATGGTCCCTGTGAAGGTGACGACCGGCGAGTTGGGTGTCTGGGTCGCCTTTAGGGTTCGGTTAGCTCCCGACATAGGGATACCGTTACCTAAGGCAAATGAGAACGGCACATTTGCTGTTAAAATAGGCGTTCTAAAAATGAAGTTTCCGGTGGTATTATCCTCAAACAACAAGCTAACTCCGCTAGCAGCAGAAATATGCCCGCCCATGAAACGAATAGTCTTGCCTGAGGCGGGAGTCCATACTGTAGCCAGCACCCCCGAAGCAACAACATCTTTCCATACGGATGGTGTGCGCTGCCTCTCATACGAAACACCATTAAATAAGTAGTCTGTTCCGGCAGCCAGACCACTACCCGAAGTAGTTGCCCCCGCGCCAACAGGATTGATGGCTGGTTGCCATCCCGATCCGTCCGAGACGAAAGTTCCAACGCCAGGAGCAGTAGATTTGAGCGACGGAGCCGATGCCGCAAGAGTCGGTACTGCGACTGACCAAGATCCGTTTTGAGACGCTAAAACAGACAGTCCACTTGCTCCCACCTGAGCCTTATTGGTGCCGTCAAGAGTCCCGTCCATAATCTTGACATATTGAACCTTGACAGTTCCTAATGTCCCGTCGCTAACCTCGTCGGCCGCAACTACTGTTCCAACTATTGTCACATTGTCAGCCATGTCAATTGCCCTTGTAGAAGATTGTGTCGGATCGCCCGTCTGCATATGCCATTAGATTATCGGAGCCGTCCTCTAGACTGTTATCTTGGAGCACGGGATCTTCTGGACGCGGTTCTCGAATATAGCAGTTTGACAACGTCCTCCAGGCTTGGCTGGCCACGTCGTAGATCGCCACGACTCCATCCAGCGGATCGATGGGCAGATCCAAGCCTTTTGGAAGCAGGAATTTTTCTCCAGCAGAAGCCGCATTGGAGTTGTGCTTAAGCACCACCTTTTGTGTCGCCGCAGCATTGTGCAAAACGATCACTGATCCATCGCGTGCTGTCTGTAGGCCATTAAGGGTGACCGTTGACACTGTGGGAACCAATCTCAAGGCACGAAACCCTCCGTGCTTCAAGCTTACCAGCGAAGCTGATGTCAGCGATAGCCGAAGAACGCTTGCGCTATACAGCGCACCTTGTCTTTGCACTGAGCCAACATATCTTCTGGTTAGACTACTTGTTCTACTTGTCACGCCGTCCCTAATGGATCTTTGAGCAGGAGACTGTGGAGAAATCCAATTCTGTATCTCGTACTCCACCATATCTGTGACATCTGACCAGTAGGCATAGACGTCACCCACCTCTCCATCGGACAGAAGTGGAAGGATCACGTCATCCTGGACAGGGAACTCTCGCCATCTTTCATTAGATGGATCGATCAAGAAAATGCCATCGCCATCGGTGATTTCTACCGAAATCGAACCACCAGATACAACACGAAGGCCGGAATACCCCTTGTCGTCTGAGAGTGAAAGAAAGCCGTCTGATGTTATGACGCATTTGACCGGACGACCGGCTAGGTGCTTAGAGGCAGTGGTTCCCTCCCTACCACGCAAGACAGTAAAAGTCAGGGTCTCGGGAGGCTGAATCATTCCTAGTAGTGCGCCTGTACCTACAGGCTGTGATGAAATACCAATGACTGAAATTATTTCTGAATCGATGACTATGTCAAACGGTGGTAGCGCAGGAAAATTAGAAAATGCAACAACGATTTGTGTCGCTGTCGCACTGGTGGTTTCACCTAGAGTTGAGGAGGCACCGGAATAGCGTCGGAACTCACCCACCATCAAAGTGTCCCTCGACAAACGCCATTCGCAAAGCCTGGGTGGCCCGCTCGGCATCTGCCTCGGGGATACCTGCCCTTATCAAGGGTACATACACCTTGTGACGCAAGTAGGTCTGGCTGATTGGGCCATTACAGAGCGCCATGCGTCGCAAAATAACTCTGGCGCGTCGACATTGCCAAAGATAAAAGAGGGCCTGCATGCCCACGGAAACAATCATCAGGATAGTCATGAGTGGCAGTCCAACAAGCTGCTCACCCACATATTCTTGAAGCTTGGGGTAGGCGCCATCCAATACTGGCTCCAGCTTCACGTCGTACTCGCCCTGTTTCATGAGGCGTCCTCGCAGTTAACGGCCGACAAGCTTAAATAGGGCGGCAGGAATATCCTGAGTGGGGAAGCCATTGTACTGCGACACAAGGAAAGTGTCGCCTTGTCCTATCATGCGTTCAATGACGGACTTCTTAGCCCTAATGGTTCCGGCCGGTAGTGTTTCACCAGTAGCAAAATGCTTAAGTGTTCCGTGAACATCGCCCCAACTGTTGGCGATAAGAACATGAGGATCAGGATCTAAGCAATAATCATAAATACACATTTGGTGCATCCATTGTCCGTCTGCTTGATGAAAGCCGTCTTTGTCGGGCTTCATCGTGAAGCCTTGATTGGATGCGACTGTACACGAATAGCCATTGGCCAAACCTGCGATGAGCTGATCCCAGCTTTTTACCTTAGCAGCAGACTGGACAAGATAGTTTTTTCCTATGGCTAGATAGCTAGACGGAGGTCCATTAGCGCCCCACTTCTTAGCGACTTCTTTTGAGTATACTGGAGTTTCGTTTTTGTTCGCAAAAATCACTCCGTACTTCATCACTCCAGCTGCGGCCCAACTCCCAAGACTGCCGTCGCCAGAGAGTCGCCCCCCACCGATTTGGACCCGCGACACACCGTAGATGTATGGAGCAAATATATGATGAAATTCTTCTGCATCTTTACGCATGAGGATGTCGCAGCACGCTAGATACTCAACAGCATGCTTCATCCCCCAGGAGACACAGTCTCCAATTAGTTGCACGCTAGATGCCCCCCCGATACTACGACCAATAACGCGTTGAGCTACTCGATAGTTTTCTGAGTACTTAGGGGCCTGCACATCACCGAAAAGATCAAATTCAACGAAGTTGGCGGCTTCCTGCATTACTGGCCACTGCTCGGCAGCAACTTCTTCGCCAAACCACCCAGACTCGTCCCCATTCACGTAGGAGGAAATAATGGTGTCGCTCACTTGACGGCCCTCAGTCCTAAAGCAATTTCTTTCCAGGCATCCGAATAATCTTCAGTAGTTACTAATTTTTTATTCTTGTGAAGGTCATACAATAGTTTTTGAAGATCATTACCAAAAGCATCCCAATCAGTGATCTTGAGATTGGCTTGCGTCAGTGCTGAGTTATTAGCTTCGTTCGTAGCTTTTAGTATTGATTCGACTGTTTTATAAGCACCTGCCGCCACGGCAGACGCAAGAGACTCGAAAGACGAACCGAGGATGGAGGCGCCACTAGCCCTATTCTCTGCGACCTTCGACATGGCCAAATCAAATGAAATTTTAGCCAGCCCGAACCGCCCCTCCGGCAAAGTGGGGGTGGAATCCGGAGGCGGGACAGGACGAGGCCCTGGTCCCGGCAACGGTTCAGGCCGGCCGATTTGCAAATCCGCAGTCAGGAGCACGCTCTTGACCTGGACATCAGTGATCTTGTCGCCATCCTTACTAGCGAAGAGATAGGAAACAGCAGCGATAACCAACATTCTCTTGGGCTGAACACCAGCACCGAAGAATATGCCATCGTTAGTAGAGCGCACGCGCTTTGGTAGTCCGCCTTCAAAGACTTGCCATGCTACTGATTGCTGTATAAGGTTCGCTGGCTTAGGCTCAATCGCAGAAAGAGACAAGTCGACCAACTCGCCCAATGGGACGGGACTCTCTGCTCCAACAATCACTTGCTTGGGAACCACGTATTTGTCTGCTTCGCCCCCTGGTCCAGGAAACGCAAAGAGAGTTAGGAGAAAAGCAGACATACCAATCATGGTTCACCTTAGGATTGTGGAGCGTCGTTCTGATCGGGTGCAAATTGACTGATGGCAAAACCGAACTCAGCCATACTTGGAGTCTTGCCGTTTTCAAACTGGCTAAGAACAAAAACAGCGAAATCCACAAACCATGGCTGTGTCACCATGTTGCTGATTGCTTCAATTACCTTGTCGTCATTATTTCCTGGAACAATAGCCTGAATCCACTTGGCCGTACTCAGGAAAAGAGAAATGTACTTCTTAACTTGATCAGCATTGGTTGCCATGAAAATTCTCCAGTGTGGTGGATAGCCAACCATATTAACCAGCATGATTGATTAGGCGTTCGCGCAGTTTTTCAAGCGCTTCTTGTTTTTTCTTGCGTGCAACCTGTTTGCTAAACCCAAAACGGCGAGCGGCATCTCTTAGACTGTGCCCCTCCAGAAAATGAAAATGTATAATCTCCCGATCTTGCTCATCCATTGCGGAAATTACCTCGCGAACCAATTCCACGTCGGCGGATGGCATCGCGTGAGCAGATACTTCGTGGGGTTTCGCTTGCTCTAACGGGACAGTCAGGGAGAGTACTTTGGTTCTTTTGCGTCTAAGTTCTCTCTGACACTCCCACTCCACGAATCTGTAAAGTGACGTCGTAAATTTCTGATTGTAGCTTGGGTCGTGGCATTCAAGCGTGCGCCAAAGAGCGTTCAGGCCACACGTCTTGAGGTCATCGTAATGAATAACTGAGGCATACTTAGCGGTCACCTTCCGAATAATATTCATATTGTCTTCAACAGCTAACGCTGCGTCGATCTGCTCGTTCGTAACGAATTTTCTCGACATAATATCACCAACTCTTGGAGAGGACATTTGCTTCCAACCCTTTTTCCCAGATTCGTTCCATCAAACTCTGACGATCTTCACCAACCGTGTAAGTTAAGCTTCCATCGGTATCGCAGTAAATAATCCACTCCATGTCTGAGTAGTCACTGATAAGTTTCTTTTCAAGAAGCATAACTGCCGCTTCTTGTTTTTGAGAAACGTCGGGTGGAGGCTTAGGCAGAGGAATTGCTCGCTGAACTTCCTCGCAAAGTTCTCTTTCTATTGAGCGTTGAACATCCTGAGTATTGAAGAGGTTGGCAATACCCACCCACATACGATACCGCGTCCAGATCCTGAGAATTTCAACGCCATCAACTTGCGAGATTTTGGTTGCAATTGCGGAAGTAATATCAAAGTTTGTATGTCCAACCCACAACTTGTACAATTTACTTGATAGACCATGTTCACCTATGGGCAACAATCCGTAGGGGCCTGCCAACATGCGTACGTGACGAGCATGCTCCTCTTCTCCTTCCCCCTCAAAGGAGTCGATCGTCGATTGTTCTCCAGATTCCTCAGGGTCGTTGCTTTCTCGCCAACGCAAAGGATCCTGCCACTTCAGCCACTGAATTTTTCTCTTCATCGCCCTGCCTCCCCCGGAAAAAATTTCCGGTATTGCATCCAGGCATCAAAGTTGCCAGATCCCTCGAACGGATTGTACATCGCCTTAGCGGAATGCTCAAATGGAGACCAGTGTCCCGAGCTTGCTAGTCGATCGTGTAGTTCCAAATCTTTGCTGACAGAAGTCTCATTGTCAAAGGACTCATAGCTCAGCCTGGCGGCACGGGCAGTAGCAACTTTTAGTCGATCACTTTCAGAAACACCTTCCGGCATCTTATCGCCAAACGGAATATGCCAGCCTCCTATTGGAACATCGATCGGGCGACTTCGATCATATTCTACTTTTATTGCCTCGGCCAAAACTCGCATTTCCGGTTGAGCGTCAGGATGACAGCGCAATCGAAAGAAGTTCTGCCATTCAGTAGCTGTCACGAGGACAGTCGTCATAATCCACGGCTCCAGTATCCTGTTGACGATCTGCTTGTGGCAATCTATAGACAACAATTCCTTAGCTTTATTGACGGCTAAATCTCGAGCCTGAAGCCAAATTGTTTCGGCTACCCCCTGATCGCCAGAAGACATTTCGGACCAGGCCTGCATGCCGGATTGATTTTTCCCCCAGAACACTGGCATTGCCGGATCTTCTAGGATCTGACGAATGATCTTTGTTGTGGGTATGGCTCGACTACTAGCAGCGTTGCGCGAAAACTTTCGGTGAGTGTTGAACTCAGCCAAAATAAACCGCGGAAACCGAACCACCATGGTGGTGATGCGGATGCCGACGGTGCTAATGCTGTCGGCAATAATGCGAGCACTAATCATGACTACTCTTTCCTCATCACGAATGCGTCCATAGGAGACACAAGAGGTGGGTCGACAATCTTGCCGTCAATCATGTTCAGATTCATACTGACGTGCATAGCTCCGATCATTATCTGAGCCTCATCGTCTCGTCTGCCAACAATCCCCCACTTCGCTGCGGAATAAGTTAAGAGAGATGCTAGCTTACCTTGTTGTAATATGCCGATGAAGTGCCCCATCTTCTCAGCATTTTCAATTTTTTGTTTGTCCGATACTGAATCTGGCATGTCGAATTTGATCTCAAATTCTTCACCTTGAATTTGAAGCGAAATACCAATCACATTCGCTGTGCTGCAAAGACCATTGCCTGGGCTAGTCGCGGATCGACGACCCCTGGTTTTTTTAGGCTTTCCCAACTCATCCATGCGTATCCCTCCTCTACTACTGGAAGTTCGTCCGGAACCATTCCGCCATAAACCAAAACAACCGACCAAGGATCAGAAGAAATCGTTAGGCAGGAAGACAATTTAAGATCGACCCAACCCCTATCTTCGATTCGGGCCTTAACACCCACTAGACGATGCAGCAAATTAGATGCCGCCACGATCACATCTTCTCCCGGCAAAATACTTATCGTCGGCATCTCTGTGGGTGTAGTTTTCACCAGGAACTTGATTTCGCTCACATGAGAGAGGCTGAACGGTATGCATGCGAGAGACACGCCAACCTTTAAATCACACAGCACAAACCACCCCCAATTCTTTAATAATCTTCAGTGCTGCCGATTCCCAACTTAGAATGCGACAAGTCTCTGTCCCCGCAATATTCGGCATAAGAAGTCCTTTTTTTTGTCGCTCGTGAACATGCCTCATGTTGCTAGCAAACTCGGCAACAGAAGAGTCTGGAATGGACGCCCACATTCCCTGCCCAGAGAACCATTTTCCATCGAATGCATACTCAGGTAATCCCACAGGAACCAACATAGCATTTTCAGATCCCATGTAATCTGCGTGCGCAGAAGCATCTGTCGCAATGACGTGTCGCCCCATTGCCATTAGCTCCATTGCCTCCATGTTCCAGCCCTCGCCACGCGACGGAAAAACGCCACAATGGGCTTGAGCAAAAATACTAGCAACATCTCGATGGGTTGGCTGCCTCGGAACCACCACCACCTTGTCGCCGAGGGGGTGATCCTTATAATATCGAACCCATTCGGCAGATTCCGATGGCGAAAGAAACGGATTGTCGCACAGCATAATTAGGCGAACATCATCGTCGGAACGAAACGCCTTGGTGAACGCCAACAGCAGGATGTCGTGGCCCTTGCGTATCTCCCACTTGCCAGCGTTAACGAACACAGTGGGGCCATCTTTAGGCAATGGGGTGGGCAAGAAAATGCTTGTGTCAACTCCACAATGAATTTCGCACATGGGCGTAGTCACACCAGAATTGCGCATAACTCCAGCTGACCAAACACCAAAAGAAAAAATTAGATCTAGCTGATTCATCTGATGAACTTCATCAGGGCGAAGCCTATCTAACTCAAAGAATGTTGCGCCAGATCTAATGCCTCGAGTCGGATGCTGAGCCATTTCCCAGGCGTGCCACAAGCGTAGAGATGGAGCTTTCGGATCATACCGCAGCGAGGCAGACACAAGCTCCTGCAAGATTGAGCGATCGTCCGAAGAACAATCGACAGGACCGATCGGAAACAAGGCAGGAGCAGCGCCCAATGAGCGCAGGGCCTTAGCAAGACCCACACCAACGACACCGTAACCCAGGGAGTTAACTGGGGCTGTCAAATTGATCACGGTAGCAGCTCCATGTAGTCGTACGACCAGTGCGGACGCAATTGCACAACCCCTGTTGGTATTTCCCCCCTCAAGATCCGCCCACCAACATAATCTGCAGCCATAGTACTAGCATTAGACTGACTCCAGTAGCTAGCATGATAATCGCTAATGGCGGCCCACCGATAGATGTAAAAAACATCTTTGCTGGGTATTTCGCAGGAAAACTCCCCATACTTATTGCGAAGAGCATTGAATAGGGTGGTGTCGATACCTGACCAGTCAGAGTGGTCATACCCACCTACAGACCAAAACACATCATTACTAATAGCAAGGTTGGCATGAAATAAGTTATTCGATCGAACAATCTTGCGATAGGATTGTTCGTAGTAGCCCTGACCCGTGTGAAATAAGCCATTCTTAAGATGTTGCACGCTGTAGGAGATGCGGTGAGGTAGGTAGATATCGTCGTCTTCCCAAACCATGAAGATCCGGCCTTTGGCTAACCGCGCAGCCTCATTAAACTTTGCTCCTAATGGAACGATGCGGTTTTTGCTGTTGACGATCCTAACGTCGGGATGATCAAATATAAGTTCTTGATCAGCCAAATCGTTAAGAATCAACAATTCCTTAGGGCCTTCGTAATCCTGCATCAGAAAAGAGTGAACGGCCTCTTCTAGTGCGCGCACTCTTCCGTATGTCGAACAAAGACAACTCACCATTGGAAGCATGGGACACCCACTACAACCTGGCTGGAATACTGACTGTTAGGTTAGTGGATGGACTATTCAGAATCAATTAGCAGATTTGTTCTTAGACTCTATAACCTTCAACTCAAGATATCCTTGTTCCTCAAGGCGAGCGGATTTCTTTTGGGCCAATTGCCAACCCATCCCAGCGGATGGGTAGGTCATCAGCAGAACAGACTTCTTTTTTTCTGGCGGGATACCGTGAATCTCGTACACAGATCACCCCCTCAGCTACGGACGTCGTTCTCCTCGACCCCGGCTTCTCTTTCAAGAATGCCCACGCGTCTGCTGTTTGTGCGTATTGCCCCCTGAAGGTTAATCATATGCCCAACAAGAACTTCCTGTGATTCTTGTATTTTTTCTACGGCAGCTCCGACCTTGTCGTGCGCAGAGATGATTTCATCCATGAAACGAATGTGTCTTGCGGTTACTGGGACCACAACATTTTCCGAAAACCAGTTGAATTTAGCAGCACACCAGACAGCGAATTTATACGTTGCCCATAGGAGAGCCACAAGAACGGCAGCAGAAACTCCTAGGCGTTCAGCGACAGCAACGAAATTCTCCATGGTAGTCTCCTAAAAAACATCGTGGGAGTTGCTACCACAAAATACACCGTTGCGTCACCTCATTAGGCAGGCCTCAACCATCCAGCAGCAATCAGATTCTGAGTAGCCAGATGCAGCTCGTGAACCCCTTTAGATGCCCCATCTTCTGGATGTATTTCCATTTTCGCATGGACCAAGTCTACGATTTCTTGAACCGTAGAAGCAGTATCAGGAGTAAGACTGTAAATTATGCTTTCTGTTGGATTATTGAATCGGATCGACGGCCTTCTGGCTGCTTTGACATAACGAATCATTTCGATCTTCCTCACCACATGCATTTGCCGCCCAGGGGCAGTTACGGCATCCGGCATGGCAACAAAAACCACGCCGGAAAAGAAAATTGCGCGTCCAGATCCAAGACGATCCTTCGACAGTATAGTCCTGACCCTCTACGTATTTCACGAGAGAGACAGAAGGTAGTTGGTTTTGTATGTTAGTGCAAGAGCTTCGTCAATAATATTTAAGTGATAGCTCTGAATGCCAGGAATAAGTTGTGCAGAAGCCTTAAGAACTGTAGCCATTTCTTTAAGGTAAAAGACGAAGTCGTCTGGAGTTGCAACAGCTCCGATGGTGAGATCCATCAGGCCAAATTCGCCTTGGACTACTTCGGCTAGCTCATCCGCAATTCCAAGTATGCCATCGTAAAATTCATTTAGTGCCTTGTGAGCAGCATACGAAGTAGTTTTCAGGTGAGCCTGATGGGCTGCTTGACGCGCTTCAAAAAGTCTCTTAATCAAAAGCGAAAAATCCATGTGGGTGCCTCTACTAGGGGTTATACGATTGAATCGCCCAAGCAAGTGAAGCCGCGAGATGCGACAGCAGGCTGATTGGTGTTGGGCATTGAGGTCTGCCCCATGACAACTGACTCGGTCACCACGGGTAATGTGCTGTACAATGATCCAAACGCAACTTTCTTCTTGACGTATTTTGCCTCAGACCAAAATTGCTCCGTAATAACCTGAGTATTTTGGGTCAAGGCTTCGTTTCCATGCGGAATCATCTGCCCCGAAACAACGGGATTACCATAAAGATCTGGCATATTAAGTTCCTCGTCAGGCATGCGGGTCAATAAGGCATACACCGGATTTATGACGATCTTGCCTGCTGCTTGTTAACGAGCTTGTGTCTCACTATTGATTTTGACGATCAGCATATTTAGAGAATCTACGTCGATTGGGCGACCATGCTTGCGGCGCATTTTTCTTAGCCTAACCCCTGAATTGCGGTAAGCAGAAGCTCTAGACAAAACAATACCCTTAGGAATCGGTAGATGTCCCCTACTTGCAGTAAGTCGACCCAGCTTCTCGACAACTTCGTCAACCGTGACAGAAGTTTCCCAAGCAAGTATGAACTCGTCGGGAGCGATATGATAATTATTTTTCGACATTCTGTTCTCCAAATCATAAACATTATAGGCTTATGCCTAAGGCTTTCTCAATAGACGAAGACGAAAGAAATCGAGCGCGCTGAGTTAATGATTCCCATTCCGAAACCCCATAGTTTGAAAGTCTACCGCCAAGAACATCAAACGAATGCCAGATCTCGTTTCCTAATGACTGGCCAGCCCTTGTCACAGCGTTAATGACTCCGAACAAGGTATTGGTAGAATCTTCTGAGGTCGCAACCTCTTCGGCGTAAGCATCAATTACTATGGCCATGGGGTGTCGGGCCACCTTAAAGTCTTGAGAAATTTGAGCAAACAACGGCAAAATGTCCCCATGCTCCCACACCATATTGCGAGTTGATAGAAGTTGATTAACTCCAGCATCTAGTATGGGAATTTGTGAATTGATGTGTTCCTTCATTGACTCAAAAATTACCTCGTAATCTAACTGTCCATTGTGTCGAAGTCGCATAGCAATTCCAGACGTCCGATCCCATATGCAGCCATTCATGCATATGGATCTAAAAACACTGGGCAAGCTAGAAAGATGCCTGGTGCCTATTTCGCTGTTGCCAATAGACAACATGCCACCGTAGTCGGAATCTTTTTCAGATCGAATCTTGTCGGGAATTAATACGTTGGCGTAAATTGCATCTTCATCTCCGCGCCAGTGAGAAAGCAGTCCCCCAGGAATAATCTTGCTGATTGATTGAAGAACCCACAGATTATTGACCGTCATGTAGCGATCGCTTAGAACAGCACGCATCGTGCCGTCTCGCTTAGTTCGCCAAAGCATGGATTTGCTGCGATCAACATGGCGAAGGCCGTTCGTCATAATTCTAACGAGTGTTTCAGCGTCTTGTTCGTCATTGGAAGCGGCCAGCTTAGCTGGCAAAAATGTTCCAACACCCGCCCACCTTGAAAGCTGAGTCATGCAATGACTGGTGGGAATATAGGAGCGCCCACTTTCGCAATCTACCAAAGCCATTTTGCCATTCAACAATTTAGGACTGAAGCGATCAATGGAAGCTTCAAGGTCTTCGCTGTCAGATTTTAAACTCAAAGCCTGCATTCCCTGTTCGTAAGTCATGCACTTGTCTAACCATTGACGGCTGACATTCTTAAATCCATTAGTCTCACGACTCATGCGGAAACTCCCGCGAAGAATTCTATTAGAACCACTGTCAATTATAATGACGCAATCAATTTTCACAATAGCATAAGCGCCCCCTTAACGGAGGCGCCCTGTTAAATATTTAACGACAACAAAACATTTATTGTTAGAAACGACCAATCTTTGACAGATTCATATGCACGAGTCGTATCTCGGAAAATATCTGGTGAACACGCTGCCTAGACAGCGAGGTCTCAACCATGATCGACGTCACATCCCTACCTTCCCTAATCAAGTCGACTACCTTTCTTTGGCGCTCATTGAGGTGGTTTTTTATTGCATCAAATCGATCGTCGATTTCTTCAGGCAGAACGGTAACACAGGAAGGATTAACATCCATAGTCGACAACGCTCTCTGCTCAACCTTATTGGCTTCTAAGTATGTCCAATGAAGGTAATTCATCAGGTGAGTAAGAAAATTCGCCCTGTCACCCTTTCTGCTCTCTCTTTCACTGTCGTAGGACTGCATTGCTCTCCAAAGCGCAATTGCTCCCAGATGTCTGGCCTCATCGATTCCAAAAGACCTATGCCAACGAAACGCCGTTTTTACTAGACAAGGAGTATACTGACGGAGAGCCTGAGCATACTCCTCATCGCTGACTTCGCGTATGGGTTTTACAGCCAATATACTCACTTTTCACCCCCCATCTTAGCGACAACGGGAAGCTTAGCTCGCGGATGTTCCTTGTGTCCAAACTGCTCGATGGCAGCGTGATATCCATCCGAATACCCCCCATCTCCAGCAGCAAGAAATCCTGCGTAATATCCATCCTTATATGATCCTGGCGAGTCAGGTGTTCCTGCCCGTATAATTGCGTCCCTATAGCCTTGCTCATAAGTCGGCTTGCGCGCAAGTTCAGCTAGTTCGTCTTGGAGCAATGACGATCTTCCTCGCTCAAGCATCAAGCAGTCTTGAACAAGCTTATACTCTGATTCTGCACGACGGTGAATTACCGCGCCCCATATCAGAGCAGCCCAACCCAATGCGAGCAACCAAAAAGCGTTCTTCATGGCCTTCCCCTTACCTTACCTAGAAACCAGGCGGCGTCACCTTCGACGTCGACGTTGTGACTTGACCAGTTCTTGAGGTGCCCCAGCATAAGATGGCATACCGGGCACAAGGTTATCAGATTTACAAGATCACATTCCTTGGACGGATCCAAATGAAATGGAACTTTGTGATGGACAGAAAGGCTGCGTTTAGTTGAGCAGCCTGCGCATCGAGGATTAGACTCAAGGTGAGTTTCTCGCGTTGCTTTCCAGCATGAACCGCGAGGCTCTCCACTTATCGCTTCGGAAGTTGACAATACAAAAAGTAGATCCATCAACATTTCTTGCAAGTCGTCCGGCGTCTTTCCGTGCGGAATAACGACCTGACCTGAGTCGTCAAGAAAACGAAATTCTCCGTCGGACTCAAGTGAAAGTTGCATCACTCGTCCTCGTAACGCTTCTCTGCAAGACTCAGAAAAGTCTTAAGCTCAGATATAAAACGATCAAGCCTAGTGGAACCCCGAGAACTTTCCTTGCTAGATCTAGGATGACCTGAAGGAAGCAAGTCGTTATCCTGCTTATAGTTAGGATTTGCAGGTCTGCCGCGCCGCAGCAAACTCAAGAATGCCTCGACCCGCTTTAGTCCCCACCTAGTCCTATCCATTCCAGGTGCGTGAGAAGAGCTAAAGGCTCCTGCGCCACGACGAAAAACAGACTTTAGCATGGCCATACTAGCCTTAAACTCCGAGTCACTAGCATTGTGCTTTTGCATCAACGCGCGAATTTTCTTTTCTGTGTCTTCTGACACTTCGATTGAGTTATTCGGCTTACTAGCCGAGTCTTTAGGATTGCGCTTACTTCCGCGCTTGCGCTCGTCTGGTTTCGCTGGAGTCTTCCTAGGATCATCAGCGCTTGGCTTGCCCTCTTGTAAACCCTTACTCAAGCTATTGCTTTTCATTAGGTGCCCCCACCATGTTTTGTTCCACGTTAGACATAGTGTCCACGTCTGGGAAAACTATATCGTGGGGCCGCTTACAAATGCAAGTCTTCTTATTGTATTTTTGCTCAAGACATTTTATTCGACGACTAATCGTCCAAGAACACTTCGCTTAATCCAAGCCTGAGTAGGAGTTGTCTCCCGTCCGTTTCTTGACCAGAAAACGAGAACACGTTTTCGCCAACGTGCTCAAAACCAAGGGATGAAGGAAGCTGAAAGTGCGGATTTGGATCACCACCCAATTCCCCGTATCGTTCAAAATAAGAAGTGGGTCCCACAGAAAACGCAGACTGAAATTGATTATCTCTAACTGCACTGAACGACCACATTGCGTAGTCAGTCGTTCTTTCGGACTGATTATGCATTAGGCAAGAAAGCGTTTGGATAAACTGCTCTGCATCTTCTTGCGTTTCGTGATTACCGATATTAACACTAGCAGAAAAACCGTTTTTGTTATGCAAAATTTTATAAGACAATAGCCTTAGTCCAGTGGGACGAGTACCAGCCTCGGCAGCAGCCTCGTATTCCTGAAGCTTGCGGCTCACGATCCAGCCCCTATAGACATCCAGTCTTGATCCACCGTGTTCCAAATTAATACCGACGATGAGTCGTCGTAGGCAATTTTTTGCTCGTCTTGGTCAACATACACATTGCCGCATCGACACTTCTGAGGAAAAATTTCCGCATAAAGCTTGAGTCCAGCAGAAGATCCTGGATCGTCTGGGTAAGCAACATATTTTGAGCACGATCTGCAACGAGCGACCACAAATGTATCCTCAGTTCAACCACTTAATCCATGATCCGTCACAAAACAAAAGATCTGGGGTGCCAATTAATTCATCAACCGCTTCTACGACACCTGGCCAATTTGACGTATAGTCGTGGCCACAAATTGCAAGCTTACAGCGAGGTAGCCAAAACTGCAGATCTTTCTTAATCGCTTCGTATGTATGGCATCCGTCTAAATAGACGGCGTCAACTGACGCCAAGTCGAAGCTATCGGCATAATCTTCAGACTGCCCCTTCATTTTCAAGACGCGACCACAATTCGACGTGCGTTCATCGAAAGCGGCTTCTACCGCTTTCATGTCGTGCGAACTCGCAACGTCATTGCCGTCATAACCTGACTCCCAGGGATCGATGCAAAAGATGTTAGCCTCTGGGAGATGTTCATGGAACAGCAGTGCCGACTCCCCACAAAAAGATCCCACCTCAACAAAATCTTGGATCTCTTTCTTAGCCATCAGTGAACGACACAACTCAATAAGTCCCTTGATTGAGTTGTGGTCTTGTCTCATGGGATACATGTCATCGCTCCTTAACTTCTGTCGACGGAATCGCCCCATCAAAATACACTAACCCGCCCGTAGGCAGGTTGCGAATATTAATCGTGTGAGAAATCAAAGACGGTGAGCCGTCTATGTCGTAGCATTTGTTTTCCGATATTACCGTTATCCACTCATCAAATCCGTCCAATACGACTTTGACTTTTATTCCGTCTGACTCACAAACCAGCCAAATATCACGAATACAATTATTTTTAACATGTTTTACGGGCCTGGTAAAAAACAAAACTAAGACGCTAGTCAAGACTACAGTCAAAATAATCCATACTATCTCAGTCATTGAGTGCGTCTCCAGCATAAGGCGACTCCCCACCCTCAATCTTTTTTTGAATAAGAGGCATCAATTTTGACATTTGCCGATATCCACCGAGATTTTCTATGATTGAGCTGGACGTTAGGTCGGCCTTTTGAATATCTTCTAAGTGCTGCTCCAAACTTTTCGATTCGTCGGAGCTACGAAGAATTAAAATCAATTGCTCAATCGTCAACTTAATCCTGCCGTCGTGCTCAGTCTTGGCCATGTCTTATTCCTTCCTGACTTTCCTGACTGGTTTTAGCGCTTTAATTTCGGACACAGCAATCTCTTCAAGCTGTCTGGCCCACTTCTGAATCAGAGAAAGATAAGTGACTTTCACCATTCCGGAAGTTGACGCCCAATTCTTATCGAGTCCCTGAGCAAGAGAAATGATTGCGTTAACATGCGTTGAAATTGTCATAATTCTTAACTCAAGAGAAAGCGATTATGACCACTTCAATAAGCAAGCAAAAACAATACAAAAAAGCAGCCATCATTCCCGAAGCGATACAGCAGAAAAAACCAAAGGCAAGCGTCGACAACAACAGCGAGGTTGGTTGTTGTTCCCATTCTTCTTCACTCATGCTTGTTTACCCATTCATAGCCTGGACTACACTGATTTTTTACCACTGAAACGGTACTAGCTTCCGCTTCGTATTTAAATGGATCCTCTGCCACAAGCGCTTCGGCCTCGAAAAGCGCATCGTATCGATTGCCAGAGGTAACCTCGACAAGATATTTTTGCGTCCTGATGATAGTAACAGAGTAATTCATGCTCATCCTCTGCCACCATCTTCGTCGTGAATAGGGACAGTCCAGTCGTGTACCCATTCGCTAAAAAAAGCCAGGCACTTAATTGTTCCAAAAAGGCTTGCCCACCAGGCCAACTGGGACAATGGGTGGGCGACGAGATTATGAATCGCCCACCAGAACTCTAAATACAAAAACTGCATCATAAATTGCTCCAAATCATCGGTATCGAACGCACGCATACCAGCCATTGCGGCCGCGGCAAACGCCGATGTCTACTGGTGTCTTCCTGCCCCAATAGCAGCAGTTCCGGATGGCGGCCTGGGCACTGGATGTGGAAAATCCCACCCCCTCGTACCCCCTGTTGCCCCCGACATGAGACATCCGTCCCCTAGACGCCTGAATTTCAGCAGCGCCCTGGGCGGTGCCGTTGGAAGCTCCCAAAGTCAAGATCGCGCACAAGACAAAGCTCATCATCACTGTACCCTCCTAGTATGTGAAAGCGAACAAGTATTTGATAGTTGTCGAGAGACTATAAATCAAGCTCATTAAGGGTCGATGCGGGTGAACCTATGAACTGGAACGACCGGAGGTACGTATCCCAACTCAAACAACTTGTCCCCTAGGCTGCGACGAACGAAAGCCAAATGCTGCCTGCGTCTATAAAGACACACGTTCTCACTTGATAGCATGTCTAGAGCTAAATAGATACCATGGAGGAATTCTGCTTCTTTGCGAACGGAAGACCACACTGCAGCATGATGTCCCCCCAAAGTCTCCTGGGCTTCGCAGTGCGATCTGAACTGACGGTTTAATTCTAGATGACACCAGTAAAATGTCCCGCCCCTGGCTTCTGGGCATGTCCTGACGTAGAGATGCAGGTAGAGCAGATCCTCTGGAGGATCATCGCGGCAAGACTGGATAGCGTAGTGAAGGTCAGCTAGGATCGAAGGACCAGGCGCTGCTTCCCACGGATAGAAGTATCCCTTAGCGAATGCTTCGGCTCGAACAAAGTTATATATTGTCACATTATTAAGTAGAGGGCGCATCCACTGGTAATGGTTGCTGGCGACCGATATCCAGAAGATGATTTTAGCGAGGACAACTAGGGTTTCCATTGGATAAATCCTCACCCAGTACAAGTCTGCCCCAGTCAAGCCACTCTTGGGGTGAGACCTTGGTTTTTGCGGACATTTGCAAGACAGTATTGCGGATAGAAGTTTGCAGTCTGTCTATCTCAATCTCCAATTTCCATACCCGCGCCTCGGCAGACCTAGCTCGCTTAACCAGATAGGTAACAGCACACTCAATATGGGTCGCAGCGCATCCATCCCAGTGAGTTCTGTCACGATTGTCGCAGTGCGAAATCTCAATGTCATTCAGTATGTCGTCGCCCATGTCAAATACTCTTGTCTTTCCGCGGGTAAAGCACCATTCGCCCATCGCATTGTAAGCATGAGAAATGAGAAAACTCGTATCCTTCTCGTGGACAGGTCTCACATGTTAGCTCAGTTCGATCAGCCTCGATGACAGCCCTGCATGTCGGACACCGTCCGCGGAATACTGTTGGTCTTAGGTGCCCAGGTTTAACGATATGAGCCATGGTTCAATCCTCCACTAGGTCGACATCTCGACCGTCGTCGCTTAGTCGTCCAGAAAAAACTTCGGCTAAACCGTATGCTAAAGGAAAGACAATGAGAAAAATTAATATGTGGGTCACTCTGATACTCCTGAAAGCAGATCGGAGCCTGGAAAATCGACTTGCTCCATGGCTTCATCAATGGATTTGTCTGCGTCCACACAGAGTCCCTTAAGATACCGAGCCAAGCCCAGCAATTCATTTGCCCTGATTGCCCATCGTCCGGTCTTAAGGATTGCGTAGTGGCCTTCTCCGGAATCCTCAATGGTAATCTCTAGTGTCTGAAGAATGTCTCGGCTGGCTGCCTTATCTGCTGCTTGCTGAAGCTTCATCGTCCCGACCCATGGTCTGTACACGACACAACCTCCCCTGGTCCCCCACAATCTTAACCAAGGCAATCGACACGTCGGCATAAGCACGGGCGATCTTGGCTTTCAGATTAGGATCAGAGGCAATCCGCAGGAGATCACCTAGTGTTGCACTAGCTTCCTCGAGGTGCTCAATAGCGCTCATTCTAGTAGCTCCCTAGCTTTTTGATCTGCTGCATTTATTCTTTCTCCAAGAAACTGCATGCAGTTTACCGCCATGGAATTGCCAAGAGATTTGTATCGTGGTGCGTCTGCTGCTGGCTTATTCCTGACCGAGATGTCGGTGTGTCCGTCAGGAAACCCCTGCAGTCTCTCGCATTCTAACGGGGTTAGTCGGCGTACGACCATGGACTGAGCGACAATTGGATTCCCCCTCCCTGTTCCGTCTTCAGAGGCATCAAACCCGTTTCCTGTCAGTGTATGTGTGCGTTCCCCAGTAGCGCAAATCGCTACCCCTTGAGAGGCGACGGTGTCCACTGTGTAGCTTGAGCCTTCCTCGTTCCAGCCCTTACCATTCTGAATCTTGTCGATACCGCGTGAATCCTGAATAGCGATTGCTTCGACTTTGCCCTTACCGCAGTCAATGCCAGCGTGTCGAACTTCAATGGTGGTGTAGCACATAGCTGCCGCAGTTGAGCATCCATTTTTCGTCCCAGAAGATAACGAGTGGCAGACTTCCGTGCTGCAGATAGGATCCTGCGTTAGATGAAATGCTACTGTCATCCTGTTGTCGCCGGGTTGACTACGGATGGTGCCACAAACATCGTAGTAGGTGTGTCCACCATCGCGGCTAGCAACGCCTGGCTCAAAACAAATTATGGTGCTTTCAGCTCGAAAAATTGGCGCCACCTGAGAGACATTCGATTGCGCTTTGCTTAGTACAAACATTCCTCCTGCGTTGGAGTCAATGTGTTGATTTTCTAGCCCCAACTTGTCGCCAAATTTTGCATGTAGGGTAGGTGCGACATCGGCAGGCCATCTTTGCTCGACGACCTCAGATGCTGGCACAAGCACAGCAGGAAATCTATTTTTTTCAGGCATTGTCTGCCCTTTGGCTAGTACGGCATCAAGAGTCTGACTGATGCGATCACCATTCCACCAACATCCAATTACTGGATCTTGTCCTCGGGTTTCTCCTGTTCTTTCGACCCCTCTACCACTGCCAGTAAGGCTCGGTGCAACATCTCTGGCAAAGTCTTGCCTCGTTTTTCGGCGCGCCGGAGGATTCCCGCGCAAGCTTTCGCGCTCAAAAAGTACCTCTGCTGCACGATTCCTGTCTCCAAGATATCCGATAAGGAAGACACGTCGTCTGCGTTGGGGCACTGCGTTTGGAAATTGTTGTGTTCGGACCCACTGAGCGTCAAGAACCCTATAGGCGAGCTTATACCCCAGGTCCCCCATCGCCCCGAGGAGGGTTCCAAAATCCCGTCCTCCCCCGGATGATAAAACGCCGGGGACATTTTCCCAAATGAACCATCTAGGTCTGTAACGTCTAGCGATCCCAACAAAGTCAAGCATGAGTCCGCCGCGTGCGTCTTTGAGTCCCTGCCGGAGTCCGGCGACTGAGAACGATTGGCATGGGGTTCCTCCCACGAGAAGTTCAATTGTTGCATCGGGCCAATCTCTCCACTTGGTCATGTCCCCCCAGTTAGGAACGTCTGGAAACCGCTGGGCAAGAACTGCTGCCGGAAATGATTCAATCTCGCTAAAAGCAACAGGCGTCCATCCTAGGATGTGCCACGCTGTGCTTGCTGCTTCAATTCCCGAACAAACAGACAGATAGCGCATTGTTTTTTCCGGAAAGATTATATTTTCCCTTAATGGATTATATGTTCAAGCCGCAGCTTTATAAAGCTATTGTGGCTGAGAGAAAACGATGCCGTTTGTGTCTCGTCCGTAAAGATTTCGCGAAAACTTACCTGTCCATCCGAGAGATGTAAAAAACGCAATGGATGTGTCGTCGTGTTCGCGCACCTGGGATTGATATTTAACTGAATTAGACCTAGCCATGATATCAAGCAGTAGCGCTGATCCTAGTCCACGCCTACAGAACTGCGGGTGAACAACTAATCGCTCAATTGTATTGGTGTTGCGATTTTTTTCTTTTGAAACGCAAGCGTACCCAACAACCAGATCGCCCTCAAGAACCACAAATAGCACTGTGTTTTTCCGCCTGACCTCCGACACGAACCTGTCTTCTCCCCAGGCAAGCGGGCACACGAAGTCTCCAAAATCAGGATCGCTGATAGTCCACGCTGCTTTTTCCACCTCTACTACATCCGAAAGGTGGCTGCGGATCATATATTCGACAGTGGCATCCATTGTGGCGGCTCCGGCTGTGTTCATAACTGAATACCCCGCCCTACCTAAGAACATTGTCCCTTGACATACTAATGATTGGTAGTGACTGTCCGGCTGACCTAACTTAGACTTGCGACAACACAACAAATCGGTCATCAAGAATTCCTTCCAGCAGCGGCCTAACCTGTCTCCAGGATCTTCCGCCCATCATCGGAACAAAAATCTCGTCGGGATCTGTGCGGCAAGCCCAAGAAGCAATCCATTGCGACGACGCACGTATGAGTGCTAAGTCTAGCGATCCGTAGTTGTGATGTCTTACTGGAAAATTTATCAAAAGTTTTTCATTTATTGGGTAAGGCATATTGCCATGACGACAAATGCGTTCTCCCCACACTTTATCAATATCTGGATATTGAAGTAGTGCCTCAGCAGCAAATCCTTCCCCCATCACCAGGCGTGGTCCAATTTTGCTCATCTGCAATACACCACCTGTAGGAATTAACTTCCATCCCGATTCTCTCCACAGATTTCCCCGCCTTTCAATCATCTTACTTCTCATCACTTCCGATATAGCCACATGGTCGCTTACACCGGTAGAGATTAATTCAATCTCATGTCCTTACTCTAGTGTTTCTTGAGTTACTTTTGTTGCGTGATATTGGAGGTATCGACATTTATTACCGCGAGTTAATCTTGGAGCGTTTGGCTGACAAGGGAGCCTTCTTGTCGACGCAATTGTATGGCCTGCTGTCAGTTGTGTGGTGCTGATTATCATTCAGATTTCTGCCCACTTAAGGCTGTTGTCGGCCTACGAGCCGCCGGAATAGTAGACCTGATATTACTTAGTAGACGTGAGGGGTCCCAGCGAAACCACCTAAAGTCAGGGGTTTGACGCAGGACTTACCGTTTTTACCGCCTTGGTCCCACCTGTGATGGGCAATCCCAAAGCAGCCTGGGGCGTTCCCCAGCCCTGGCCGTGAATCCCTCTTAACCTCACCAGGCACTGCATCAGCTACAGATTGTCATTAACTAATCTGAAGGGGACTTCTCGACGGTCGATCCCAGCGACCTGCACCCAACGGCCTCGGCCTTCCTGGATGCGGGAGTTGCCCAGCCGGGGGCTATGTCTGAACAGACTATAGTAACCGGGGAGCCGTTTGTAAAATCCGATGTTGTGTTTATGAAAAAAATTCCCATTCCAACAATCTTTGAACGAAAGTGTAGCGAGTGCGATGCGTGCTGCTACGTCCTCGAGGTCAGAGAACTATCTAAAGAGTCATATTGCGACTGCGCTCACCGAAAAAGTGGTGGTGGCTGTTCAATATGGACAGATCCCTTGCGTCCTGATGTTTGCGGCCAATGGAATTGTGGGTGGTTGCTTGGTTGGTTGTCTGAGGAAGATAGGCCTGACAAAAGTGGAATTGTATTTTATCCAGTAGCAGCACATTTAACTGAAGTTGGTCTGGCTCACGTTGCAGGACAAGAGGTTTGGTCAGGGGCGCTAGATGCGCCCGCTGGCCAGAAAGCCTTTTCAGCGTTGGCCTCTAAAATTTTAACAGTGGTCCGACTGTTTGGAACACAAGTGTTCAGGGCAGCCGGACCAGGAGTTGAAATTTGGCGCAACAAAGTCGGCGCCTAATCGTCGGAAATTTCTTGGAGGATTGCCTCAAGCTCTAGGCATTGCTCCTCGGTTAGGCCATCCCGGTCGATACACGGCTCGAATTTGATGCCGCGTATCGTCAGGCTTCGCTCCCCGCCCCCCTCGCTAGCAACCAAGAATCCCTTATCTTGAAGAGACCATATCTTCTGCGTAACCGCATGGGGGGTTGTTCCTTCCCGCGCAGAAAGTTCTTTGCGGGTAGGCTGAAATCCGTTCTGGCTAACGAAGCTAATCATTAATCGCAATACCGTACGTTGCTTATCTGTCAGCTCCTGGATGGGTTTTCTTCCTCTCATGACTCAATGACCTCCCTAACGATTCTTTGGGTCATGACAATGCAAAAGGCATACAGCAGTAGGAGAGCAGTCATTTCCCACCCGCCCTTACCAGTTCTGTTCTGAGAATCGTGACTGACTGATCTGCCACGAACCTGAGCCTTACGCGGTTACCTTCCATCGCCTCGACCTCTATTATCATTGTCGTGCCTCCAATACTGCAAGTGCATGTTTCTCCTTCTCGGCGCGTTAAAGACAAACCCTTTTTCATATGCGTTCCTCCTGGTAATGAATGTCTATTTCACAAGATGCACAATGATGTCGACCTTCCCAGTCCTCTGAGGCATGGCTGGGTCAAACTGTAGGTTTATTGCGACTTCCTGTCGGGTTGATGCGCATCCACAGAGGACTGCGATCAGCAGGCATCCTATCCTATTCATCGGCTACTCCTTACCAACGAACTCTTCGTCTTCGATCCATGCGTCATCTGGTGACGGTTTGTACTCCGCATTCCACACCCAGCCGTCCCCAGACGGCAGGATCATCCTATGTATAACCATTGCCTCAAATGCCTTTAGCATGACGCCTCGTTGATCAATTCCCCCCTGAAAAATGTCATTCCACAGGATGGCTGCAACAATAGCGCTCTTGCTCTGAACGCCTCCCTTGCTGCGAATGAACTTGTATCCGTCCATTGCCATTAAGGCAATCTCAATCGACTCGTCGCAAAACACACACATAAGAACCTCCTTGGTAAATGATCAGAAAATCTTTTTGTCCTCGGGAGTCGCCCCCTCCGTCTCCTCCCCCCCTGCCTCGGCCTCGCGCCGAAGCAGCTCTTCGTCGTTATTCAGCAGATCCAGCTCTGGATCGCCGCCCATCGCGTCCCAGTACTGGGAGAGGCTACGGTTCACGAGTTAACTCCCTCGTATGATTCGACAATGCTCCGCAACTGAAACGCCCCGAGGGCAGTTGCGACCAGTGCGGAAAGCGCCTGGATTTCCTCTTGGGCGACCTCCTCGCCTCTCCGCAGCCGCATCTTAATGTCTGCTGCATTGGTGGCCAACGCCGAGAGGGCGTTGTCGGTCAGGTGTCGCACATCTGCTTCAAGATCTGTCATTACTGTCTCCTGTGTTGAGTGGGGTTTCTTCCCCACATTCCTGTGCATCCAATCCTATTACATTCCCACTCGCTCAATAACTTTCCGGGCATTACTCAGAACATCATCGTCATCATCCATCCCCTGCGCATCCACTCGCCTCAGAACAGCGTTCAGTGCAGACAGGAGAGCCGCAATCTTCCAGGTTTCGTTGCCTGTTTTTCGTCCGCAGGCTTCGTCTATTAGGCTAGCTAGGTCGTTCACTGAATATCTCCATCTTGAACTCATTGCCTTTCGCCACTGTAATTTTCTCGATCCTGTCTGCGGCATCCAACAGGAGTCCTGGGACGTCCCACGACCCTGGGTTGCGCGCAGCGCGTCTGAGAAATTCAACGATTTCCTTGTCTGTCATCATGCACCCCTTTCATGTGTGTACTCTGACCATTCGCACCGAGCAGAACAGAATTCAGTGCGCCAGCTTAAAAATTCCTCTCCCTTGCGTGAACAATACCGCATATCTTTTGTCGTCAGCGTTACTGTCCTCGTCCACCCAATATGGTGCCGTCCGAGGATTGTAGGTGATCGCCAGTTGATTTTTCGTCTCGCCACTGTGGGGGACGATCTCAACCTCATCGCACTCAATCCAGGCGCACACAGTTTTGTTTGCGCCACAATATATTTGTTCGGCGGCGCTGCGCCGGTTGCGCAGTCGGCAACCCCTCATGACTATTTGGTACTGGAGCGGACACACATACTTCGTGTCGCCGCCCTTCTGCGAGATCTGCCACCGCATGTAGTTTTCCCCATGCGCCAGGTGAAATCTGACCCTATTCATCGGATCACCATCACGTTGGATCGCTCTGCGAGTTCTGCGAAGTCCAGAACTTCCCCCCCCTCTAGGGCTGCTCGGATCAAATCCTTATTGATCTCAGTGATCGTGCGAGTGGTAGTCCACTCCTCGGAAACGCGACTCTCGTCGATCACCAGAGGAGCCTTGCCCCCTGCCTTCTGGATTCTAATCTCATATCGTGTTGTTGACATTTTCTTTAAGCCAACACGAACCAGGGCGTCTCGAAGAGCTTCCCTAAGTCTCTGGGCCTTGTTGGCTGTAGCTTTTGCCAACTCGCCAATCCTCTTAGACTCCGCAGATCTCGCATCTGCTACAGACTGAAGCTCGCCGATGTATCCGGCATAGCCTTCAACCTTCTGATTGAACCCCTCCTTGTTGGCCACCAGATCATCCATAATCTGCTGCAGTGTCGATGGATCGCTGTCGTTATCTAACGCCAGCTCGAGTGCCGCCACATTGCTTGATAACTCAAATAAACTAGTCATAGCTCCCCCTTTTTCCTAATGCTGCGATAGCCGTTGGCTTCCGCAATATGCCGTTCTGCGTCCTCTACACTGATAAAGCTACTCGAACTATCCCACCCCTGCGCTTCAGAGACCCCGAGCAGAAACGCATCTGCCTGCTCCTGGGCGCTGAACTCATATTCGCAGGGGACATGGTTGACCATGTTGGGGGAAGTCCCCCACACGATGTACAGCTTAACCATTTTTGCCTCTTGTGTTGTCGCCAGCGATTCATTCAAAACTGCCCTGCCACACCGATTCGTCGGCAGCCAGAAAATCTTCAATCTGTTGAAGAATTTTCCTAGGCAATTTCTTTGCCTCGATCGCACCTTCTGCCCAACGTGCTTGCTCCTCGATGTGAGAAATCAGCTTCTGCTTGCAGCGGAAACTGCCGAGCAACCAGTCATCGAAACCCAGTTGAATCATTCCATTGAACGAGCGAACTTTGATGGAATAAACATGACCACGGAACCCGAACTTCAACATAGCTCACCTCCTTGTGTCGCCGCGGAAGACACATACTACTTCATGTGTCGCCGCGGAAGACATGTGCTAGAAATATCAAACCTTAGGAGGGGTGTCCGCCCCTCCCCTCCCTACTGTGGCAGGGGTTGTCCCTGCCGTTAACGACAACCTGGTGATATCAGACCTTAGCAACGTCACCTGTCCAGATCTCTCCTAATTCACTGAACTTGCGGAGAGACACCACGTACTTGCTCTCTGGGTATTTGGGCAATCTTGATACCATATTGATGTACTTCATCTCACTGCGGCGTCTAGCAGCCGCTACAATCTGATCTGCCTGCTCGCGGTTCGAGCATTCGACCACGTACTTGTTGATCTTGCCGCTCGATCCCCCCCACCCGGACATAAACTTATCCGTCATGGTTACAAAAATAGTCATTGCAGTCCCTCCTTTTTCCACCGGGAGGGGTGTCCGCCCCTCCCCTCGTCCACACAATCACTCAACGTCAGGCTTTTTGGTCTCGCTTGTCCCGACCACTGCCTGCGTTTGTTGAAATTGCAGGCCCAGCCTTTCTTATCAAGCACCTAATTGCTCTGACAGCATTAGACTGCAAAGCGCAGTTTGGGCAATATGCATAGCCAAGATATACATATTCGCTTCGTGTAAACTCACTAGAACAAACAGTACATATGGACTTCTCCATCTTATCGCACTCCTGTGTTTGTTGCTGCCGACCCCAGTCTGTGCAGCAGCGACTCGATTGTTCCCAGGTATCCGTCTAGGATTCTGTCCTGACCCCTGGTCAGGTAATTATCCAAGTTCACTAATACCTCGAGCAATTCTGGGGCCAGAGCAATCAGCTGCGCGTTTCCGAACGCCTGGTTTGGATGTCCGATTATCTCAGCGACCGGGTTTCCTGCTGGATCATCAGCTGGCCCCACCACCAGCCCCATGTCGTCTTTCCAATCCCACGGACCTTGAGTATGCATTTCAGACTCCTTTTGATTGGCCCAGGGTTTCCCGAGCCGGACCGCCGAACGAACTCCACACATCTTTTGGCTGCGACTCGAAAAATACCCGCAGCGCCTCAAGCCTGTCGTACCCGCAATACAGCACGCCTTTCTTCCACGCTGTCCCGTTGGGCTGCAGCGACACAGTTGATCGGACCAACACCCTATACAGTCTTGTCTTCGTCATCGCCCCGCCCTCCACCGCTGAATCTCTCGCTGCGCCAGCTCGACTATTGCCGCAGCTCTTACAGACGACACAGAACTCCTGCGCCATTCAGCCAACTGCTGGTCTCCGGCCTGCTCGTATCGGGCCGAATCATGTACGGTTATGTAGCCGTCATTGTCTGCCAAATACGTTGGTCCGAATCGCCCCATGTTTGTCACATGGAATGTCTTTGTCTTCATCGGCAACCCTCCTGTGTAACTTAAGACTGTGCAGACTAATATACTATCGTCCAACAAATCAACATATTAAAACCGTTTTGATGGATATTCTCCACCGTTGTTTTTGGTCACCAGAGCAGCCCGCGGTCACGCCAGGCGCTACCATCCCTCGCCGCGGCGCATCAGTCTAGCGCCGCGACTCACCACTATCACCCCATAGACACGACACATAAGGACTCAGCCTAGAGGCGACGACAGCAGCGCGGCTGGGCAAGTCCTCCTGGGTCAGAAAACACTGCGTTTACAGCGTTTTTTGGCGTTTGCATTGCCCCCACCCCGCTACCCTGGGTCAATAAATCCCCCCTATATACCATCCCCATATATAAGGAGATGAGAGAGAGAGGGAGAGAGGGGGCCGGAACGACTCCCAACTACCCCCCAAAAACCTGTCTGTTTTTGCCATGCTTGACGGGTCAAAATGGCCCTCCTGGTGCCCACCAAACGCAAGAGCCTCAAAAACCCGTGTAACTACACGCTATTTGCGTATATTAGGTTGAGATGATGCGTTAACTTGAGTCTGCGTCGATAGTTACGTCACGAGCAACTATCGATTTTGTTATTGCGACCGCAGCGAACAGGAGCCGTTCCCTGTCGAACTGATCCCAACCCGCGGCCACCTGATCGTAGCAATGCTGGTGGAATTGATCCCTTTCCGACGCTGGCGGGATGTCCGCTTGGCATGCCTGGCATTTCATGGCTTCCCCCCTTTGAGCGCGGCTATCTCTGCGTTCATCCTGCGGAGCTGTGCGCCCAGCTCATCGAGATGAGATGCTCTCATTGCATCCATTTCTTCCCGCAGCCTGCGGAGCCGGGCCTCTAGGTCATCGACCGCGGCGATTGCGAGCCTTCCTGTCGCCGCCAACCACAGCTTTAAGCCATCGGTCTCGCCCACACCCCTGTAGTGGGTGGGGACCTTTATGTCCTCGACACACTCTGGGACATCTGCACCTAGGATCTGACGCATCTTCACACCCCCCCTTTTGCCGGTAAGCAATACCCATCGCCCCTGTCTTTGCATTCGCATCTGCCACACAGACGGATCAGTTCGTGGCTGGATGCGTCTGCCTCAAGCCTGCCCGCGGGAAACACCCCGCCGTTGGTCAGGTAGCCGACATCTGCGTCAACATAGACGCGCCCATCGGCTGTCTGGTATATGATGTCTGACGTGCATTTGTGCGCAACCGTCCGACAGACACTCGTACCGTTGATCTGTAACGTACTCATTCTGCACCCCCTAGTGACTGAATCAGGCTCTCGGCGAGAGCCAGGTTAATGTATGTGAAACCATCTGGATCTCTGCCTGCCTCGTCGATGCTCAGGGCCGTCCTAAAGCTCTCGGCAAGTGCTGTGAGCGCACTCAATAACTTTGGCGCCTGGGCGATTAGCTTGCTGTTTGCCTCCTTGTTCTGTCCCGAGACACTCACGGACTCCCACTCTAGGGCGGGCTTCCCCCGCTCGGGGTTGGGAGTATGCACAATTGTGCCCCACAATGTGTCCCGACTCTTGTCATACTGCCACTCAATGTTCCAAGGTCCTTTAGTATGCATGTCAACCTCCTATGGTAGATTCGCCAATCGTTCAAGAGAATTCACAACTAATCGTCTCGGAAAGTCAGGCTGTCGGGATTCACGCATCCCTCCCAGCCCGACAGTGTGTCATAGACACAGATCCTATTGGACTCTTCGTCGATATAGAACACCAGCACTGGTCGGCGCTCTCCCCCCCTGATCAACCAACATCTGTCGTGCAGCTTGAACTCCATTGTTCCTCCTGGGTCAGTGCAACATAAGGATGATTATCGGACGTTGCTACATCGCTTCCTCGCGACTCGTTACCGCGGCCATGACCTGGTGGAAGTACTTTCCGCGGCTGTCCATCAAGGCCCAGAAAACTGACTCCAGTCGAACCTTCTGGAATCCGGTGACGCTCAGTACCACCGGCCTCTCGAGGTTCACCCCGCCCTCTCCAGGCGTGAATGCTACCTCTGTGACCACCCACTGGTGGGCCTTCTCGCCCCGCCTTATCCGACTCTCGATGATTACGCTACTCATACCACCTCCTCCTGTACCCTGAACATCTCAGGGGAATCCACGTCCTCGAGGAACCCCTCCTCGACTGACTCCTTCTGGTCGGCCAGATGTTCGGCCAGTGCCTCCTTCGCTTCCTCCTCACTAGAGAAGGCGAGCGGTTCGTTGGCATCATCCCACCACACGTTCTCCCACTCGTCACCGATCAGCATTTCAACTACCCACATCGTCCACCCCCTTACATCAGTCGTGCATGTCGGCCCAGAAGATTACCACCCCCTGTTGGCCTCAGCACGTTTTCCTTACATAAGCCGTGCATTGGAAAAGCGAGCGTTCCCACGCGCTCCCCTGGCTCCACAAGAACATAGTGCAGCACTCCTGGGTCCATTCCCAGGCCGCGGGAATAGGGTTTTTATTCTGCACTATGTTTAAGGGGGCAAAAAAATTTTGCGGAACGCAACTTCAGATGCGGCAATAACTTAGTGCAGCTACCGCGGCCAGATTCCCGCAGGGCGGCGAACGCAAAACCCTAAAACATAGTGCAGCTTCTTGCTTGCTATTCCCACAAGTTCGACCGGCTTCGCAGGGCCAGTACGGCCGCGGGCGCCATGGCACTGCCCATAACATAGTGCAGCTTCTTGCTTGCTATTCCCACAATGTCGACCGGCTCCGCACGGCCGATACGCAGGGGCCGCGGGCGCAAAAGCCCTAGAACATAGTGCAGATTGTGTACCGCGGTTCCCACTAGGCATAAAAAAACCCCAGGGGGTAACCCCTGGGGAATCGCCGCGGCGGCTAGACAATTAGAAGTCGAAAGGCCAGTTCTTGTGCATGGCATCGATCACAGCAGCCTCGAGTCGCACCATGCAGTCTTCGGTGAAGGTCACGTCCTGGTCTTCGCCGCGGTCTAGTTTGCCGTCATGAAATTGATAGGGGCCAGCCACCATGCGCCACACGCGCCCCACTTTCTTCTGGAGCCTCACTGACACGAACAGCGTGTCATGCTCAAAGTTTCCAATGGCGGTATATTCCCACCGACTACCCGCCATGTCGATCTCCCCAACCAGATTGGGGTAGTGCTTCTGGTCAACCATCATATCCGACCTCCTTTAGGTAATCTTGCGCCTCTTCTTTGGTAGTAAAATAGTAGACGGCGTCGCCCCACCCCAGGCTCTCGTCGATCCCCAGCTTAAAGGCGCACGCCTCCTCTGGAGTAGAAAACTCATATGTACAGACAGACTGATCTTTGCTGGGCTGTTCCCCCCAGACCACAAAGACCTTTTCTTTGCTCTTGGCGTTGGCTACAGCCAACACCAGCTTACCATGAGTGCAAGTGCTATCGCATACCATAGGCGAGCAATTGCACGAAGTAAAACTGTTGCGAAGTATTTCCTCAGCGACATTCAGTAGCTCTTGAGACATATATCTTCCTCCTTGCGTCGACGCACATAGCCAGGAGGCATGCACCGCGCCTACCCCCCTGGCGTACCTTATTACTCCTTGCCCTGCCAAATAATGGCAACGGGCGTTTCCTTCACGGTCCACTCCGACCCGTCTTGGTCTAGGACCTGGGCGAAGCTCTCCAGCTCCGTCCGGTACTTTGACTGGCGTTTGGCCTGCCTTAGCGCCTCAAATCGGTTGTCGGCAGACACCTCCATCGTGTGGGTCGTTACAATCTTAACTTGATATCTCATCCCGCCCCCTTTGCTTGAGACCCCAGAGGGACATCAGCCCCTCCTTAGTTGTGCATGCAGCCCGATGTGATTCCCACCCATCCGCGGCCCGCATCAACTACCCCTCACATAACTCGTGCATCTGGTCACATGGTATTCCCAGACACCGACAGCCAGGCTAGAAAACATAGTGCATCACCCCTGGCTTTATTCCCGAATTGAGTGAATACTCAGGGTTAGAACATAGTGCAGCCAGGCAGCTTCTATTCCCAGGTCGCGGAAATGCTAGCACTCCTAAAACAAGGAATACATAGTGCAGCTCAAGAACGCCGATTCCCAAAAAATAAAAAAATCCAGGACGGGGTGGCCCCGCCCTGGATGAGATTTGTTAGTAGTTGGCAGCTATGAATTCCATTAGTACCGCCTCAAACGAATGGGACTCTTCCAGCCCATCCATTACTGACGACGTCCAATCGACGCTATCAAACACTGCATTCCCTTCCGAGCCTTCCGCGGCCAGCCTGGCCAGATCTTTCTTAGAAAACGAAGCCTCGGCCAGTTTCTTCAAATCAATCACAATCTGCATAGAACACCCCCTATCGCCCACACCAGGGTGGCGAGTACCATACTCGCCACCCATCGTTCAGAATTAGTGGATACCGTTCGCAATGACCATCAAGCCAAATCGTCCAGCCTTGCTTTGCCCGCATGCGTGTTCATTGGTCCCGTCTTTCTTAGTCACGCATTCGCCGCACTTTCCGGGGCACGAGAACACGCGCTGGTGGCCTAGCGCCTTAGCCGACTCACGGACGGCCTTATGGTATTCGGCACTAGCGTAGCGGTCTTCGGTCTTCATATCGATGAAGCGCTTGTCTACGCTCACCGCCAGAAACTTGCCGCGGGTTATCGATAGGCTTTCAATTGTTGCCTGATCGATAGAGCGGACCTTGCCGCCCGAGGACACGTTCAAGACGTAGTTCTCAGGGAATGCGTCCCTAGCCGAATAAATCTCGTCCCACGACTTAGAGTACCCGTAAGACTCAATATCAGGACGCAAGCGCAACAGACGGAACCAGAACCGGACAGTGCCTTCAGAATCGAAGTCTCCGTCAACATAGAGACGGAAAGTGATGTTCTGAGGCAGACCTACGAATAGGTCGGCAATCATCTCAGGAAAGAACCGGATCATAATGGTGTTCTGTACTTGGCGCCAGAATGGCGCAGCGTAACGCCAGGCTCTCAGACTATAGCACCAGCTAGCGCACTGGCCCTTGCCAGGGCAAGTGTAGATAGGCACCGTACTCCAGGTGTAAAATGGTAACTTACTATTACCATCTTTCTTGAATACTTTTAGTGGTGGCGCAGACTCGCCCCTAAGGAAAGATAGCACCTTGTTGCCCCAGATATACCAGGTAGAACCTGGCCCAAACCGCGGTAATCCTAACACCAGCTCTTCTAGACCTTGAACCAGATCGAACATGTTTGCCTTGGCAGCCAACCTAGCTACCTTCATGGCAATCTGACGACCGAAAACTACTGGCGCTTTTCTTCTACTATTTAACATCAGCATGGCGCAGTCTCCCTATACTTCAACAGTCGGCTCTCATCTGTCGTGCATGATGGTTTCGATTATTCCCGCAGCACCTTGCTGCAGATCGTTAACCTTCACAAAAGCTGTGCATCGGCAAGCGAGGCATTCCCAGGCCCCTGGCTTAAGCCCCTGGAACATAGTGCAGCCAGGCTGGCGGCATTCCCAGTCGACCGGTTATGTGGGGCAGATACTAGTGCAGCTACCGCGGCGCGATTCCCGCGCGGGCGCCTGGGAATACCGATTCCAATTCTGCACTATGAAATGTCTTTTGTTTGCAGGTGCGCGGCGTGCTGCAGCAGGCTGCGCAAGGCAAGATCAAAGCCAATAACATAGTGCAGATTGTTGCTTGCTATTCCCACAATGCCGACCGGCTTCGCAGGGCCAGTACGGCCGCGGGCGCTAGGGCGCTGCCCATAACATAGTGCAGCTTCTTGCTTGCTATTCCCATAATGGCGACCGGCTTCGCAGGGCCGATACGCAGGGGCCGCGGGCGCAAAAGCCCTAGAACATAGTGCAGGTTGTTGTCTCTGATTCCCAAAAAACAAAAAAAGGCGGGAGGCTTTCGCCCCCCGCCCTCCGCGGTTATGAAACTACTGTTCCATTGCAATTTTGCTCATCTGCGATTCGCCGAACCTGGTCAGCAAATTTTACTGCGTCTTCCTTTATGTCGAACCAGTAACTGGCTCTCACCTTATACCTTGTCTCTTGGTTGCTATCAAGAGCAGTAAGCTCCAATCGTTCCTCGTGAACTTCTATGCTCTGGGCAATACTTGCACCCATTGCCCAATCAGACACAGGTCGGTAATCGAAGTCTCCGTCGGTCAGCATATCCCCAAAAAACTTAAGCACATGATCTATGTCTACGGTCGTAGAAATACCGCGGCCAGATCGATCTGTCAGCAAAAAATTATGAGCCATTTCATCCTCCTTGGTTGAGACCTTTACTTCCCAAAGCTGTGCATTGGTTCGCCATCGATTCCCAGCCAGGCACAAATAGCCAAAAACATAGTGCAGCTTCTTGCTTGCTATTCCCATCACTTCGACCAGCTAAGCGCGGCAGGTACGCGCCCGCGCTCTGAGCAACGCGTACACCATAGTGCAGATTGCTGCGCCAAATTCCCAGGCGTAAAAACGCAAAAAAACGGGGAGGGTTTCCCCTCCCCGCTCGCACACAATCCCTTACGCGCTTTTCCCAGTCTCCTTAAGGAAGGTAAGAGCCTCCCCCCAATCGTCCGACTTGAACATCGGAGTCGTCACATTGTCCTGATCAACCATGATCACGAGAAACCGCTTCCATTCTGGGAATTCGCGCAGTGCTGGATCCACATAGTCTATGAATATCTGGATATATTTGTCTTCCGGCAGAGCCAGACTGTAAGATGGGCATATGTCGTTATGCCAAGAAGAATCCTCAAACCCCAAAGACTCTAGATCCTTGGCTTTGGTATCGAGGTTTTCGTCGAAATCAGCAAATTCCCCACGCCACGTTCTCATGATCATCGCTCCTAGTAATCGGGCACCATGCCCTTACAATAGGTGTGCATTGATGAGCTGGTTATTCCCGCCAGGCCATAAGCCTGGTATTTCATAGTGCAGCAGCCCGCTGCCCATTCCCACGTCGACGCAAACGAACGCCGAAAACATAGTGCAGCTTTTCCCTTGCTATTCCCAATATTTTGACCGGCCGAGCGCGGCAGGTACGGCCGCAGCAGCCAGGCGATGGCCATACCATAGTGCAGCTTCACCCGCGGAATTCCCAGGACCACCAACGAAAAAAGGGCGGGAGGCTTTCGCCCCCCGCCCCTATCGTCAGACATTCAGTACTCTAACCCAATACGACTTCCAGTCGTCTGAGTCGATCTTCTTGATTTTTCGCTCGTACCACTTATCTGCAAAATCTGACGCTTCTTCGGCAGTTGCAAATGTCGCCTTGACTAGCCTGACCCCCCAACACTGCTGACAGGCAGGGGCTTGGCCCTGTTGATCAATAGGCCCAAATCCTTCTTGAATGTGATACTTCATTGTTTCTCCTTTAACAATAACAACTTGACAGCATCCCGAAGTGGTTCAGTCACTTCTAAGAACTCGTATTGGTCGTCCAAGTAAATTCTAGCCATGGACATGGCCTTTTCAATTTTTTCAAGTATGTCGTTGTTTTCCACGGTCGTCTCCTTGAGGAAGGCATCGCACCTTGCTGGCCTTTCCATAAGCTGTGCATCGCCCAGCAGGCGATTCCCAGCCTGGTTAATGAGGCCATAACCATAGTGCAGCTTCCCGCTTGCTATTCCCAACATTTTGACCGGCCGAGCGCGGCAGGTACGGCCGCGGCCGCCAGGCGATGGCTATACCATAGTGCAGCTTCACCCGCGGAATTCCCAGGACCACCAACGAAAAAAGGCGGGAGGCTTTCGCCCCCCGCCCAACTATTATCGGCTGCCGTCCTACCATTCGTATGAGTAACTCATTTCCCACCCTCCTTCAGTTCAAGAGAGTTCTGATCAGCGACGCCAACGACCATGTCCCACGTCTGACCGAGTTGGAACAGCAACTCTACTGATACTTGCTTGCCGAACGACTGTTCCAGTTTCTTTGAGCTGCGCACTACGGCAGCCAGACTGACGACCCGCCCTCTGCCAAGAGGGCAGGTTACAAACTCGTTATCAATCTTTACCGGATTGACCGACAGATAGTAGCCCCTTGGACATCTCCCCTCGCCTTTTCTGTAGACGACCGCCACTCTTACGTGGGTCATATCGTCTCGGAGAGATTTTACTGGCACATCCCATGTCTGCATCACTTGCTCCTTTTGTTGCGATCGGCGTCCTTCGCCTCTCACAATAGCTGTGCATTGGCCAGCAGGCGATTCCCAGCCTGGTTAATGAGGTCATAACCATAGTGCAGCTTTCCGCTTGCTATTCCCACAATATCAACCGGCTGAGCGCGGCAGGTACGGCCGCGGCCGCCAGGCGATGGCCATACCATAGTGCAGCTTCGCCCGCGTGATTCCCAGGGTCACCAACGAAAAAAGGCGGGAGGCTTTCGCCCCCCGCCCAACTACTATCGGCTGCTCGCCAGCGCCCCCACCAGGGCGAGGAATATCCCCGCCCCTACCGCAAAAAACATCATTGCCACTCCCTCAGAACTACAGCGATCCTAGCCGACCTGGTTTTCTTCCTTCGTTCTCGTTTTTGTTTTGGTCCTGAGCGGTCAGGAACCTTCCATCCATCCTTGGGAATGGCCACAAAGATCTTGCTCATGCTGACTCCTTTTCTTGCTCTACCGCCTCTACTGCCGATTCGATATAGCTTGCGGCGATCTCTCGCCAGTCTACTTTGCCTATTGCCGATTTCAATAAATCTCCCATCATGCTCGTGTTGTCTAATCCTTCTGGGAACTCCCCGACTTCGCCCTTAAGCCAGTCGGCTAGCTCTCGGCGTGCCAAACTTTCGTCCCCATCCGATTCCTTGAGGTACTCGCAAGCCATTTCTTCGTACAGCTCCGTATTCCCGTTGCTCATCCAGACATTTACACACCATGTTTCGTAATTTACATAACCGTTGTAGCTCATTTTTAAACTCCCTGTTGGAAGGCATCGCACCTTGCTAGCCTCTCCATAAGCTGTGCATCGGCAACAAAGGGATTCCCAGCCTGGTTATTTAGGCCATAAACATAGTGCAGCTTCTCGCTTGCTATTCCCATAATATCGACCGGCTGAGCGCGGCAGGTACGGCCGCGGCCGCCAGGCTATAGCTATACCATAGTGCAGCTTCACCCGCGGGATTCCCAGGAGCACCAACGAAAAAAGGCGGGAGGCTTTCGCCCCCCGCCCCTTCTTTTCGACTTAAAATTCCTTACTGCTCATACGGATCAACACTACATAACGGGCAGGCAATAATATCCGATGTGTCCTGTTCTGACCACTCGATATCTTCGCCCGCGCTTGCAGCTTCCACGGCTGCCTCTTTTGCTTCTATTTCGCTTTTTGCCTCTACGTCTACGTCCGCAACCATCGTCACGGTACGAACAACTCTTACGCTATATTTCATGCGAGTCTCCTGTTGTTGCGATCGGTGTCCTTCACCTCTCACAATAGGTGTGCATCGGCCAGAAGGCGATTCCCAGCCTGGTTAATGAGGCCATAACCATAGTGCAGCTTCTCGCTTGCTATTCCCACGATATCGACCGGCTGAGCGCGGCAGGTACGGCCGCGGCCGCCAGGCGATGGCTATACCATAGTGCAGCTTCACCCGCGGAATTCCCAGGATCACCAACGAAAAAAGGCGGGAGGCTTTCGCCCCCCGCCCCCCCGCCCCCTCTTAGGACCTAGTCAGCCCAAGTGCTGTTAAGGCCTCATCGACCGCCTTCTCCTTCAAACTCCATCTCTCCTCATAGAAAGCTTCCGACCTATTGGTCTGAAGCCAGGCGTCAACCTTGTCTATAATCTCTTGAGTTATTTCCTCATCGAAATTTCTACCCACATGTTTTATGCACTGAGACATTTCTTCTGCTAACTCATCATTCTCAAGTGATGAGTATCCGTCTTCATCGAGGATAGGATAGTCCTCGATTTTGGACAGAAGCTGATGAAGCTTCTCGAATGCCTTTGTCACCTTGCCTTCGTTGTCGTAGATTCGGACGGCCACGCCGTCCACCCATCCTACGGCGAAGTGAGTGTGGTGCTCAAGCGACACATCGTCGCTAGACTGCTTCCCCATTTCTGCAGCGATAACCGCGCCGTTGCTTCTTTCGACCCGATCACTGTCTCTGGTATGGGTGTAGTGAAGACACCACACCCCTTCAGACGGTCGATCCATCCAAGAGAAATCCTTGTAGTTCTTATGGTTATCTGCCATGGCGGCAGCGCGTTCTTCAATATTCATCTCAAAACTCCAGTTGGTAGGCGTCGCACCTTGCTAGCCTTTCCATAAGATGTGCATCGGCCAAAAGTTTATTCCCAGCCTGGTTAAATAGTCAAGATCATAGTGCAGCTTCCCGCTTGCTATTCCCACAATTTCGACCGGCTGAGCGCGGCAGGTACGGCCGCGGCCGCCAGGCGATAGCCATACCATAGTGCAGCTTCACCCGCGGAATTCCCAGGACTACCAACGAAAAAAGGCGGGAGGCTTTCGCCCCCCGCCCCATGGTCACTCAGACCTTTTCGTTACTCAGACCAGAACAGTTTCCCGTTCATAACTCTTTCAAAAGGCGTCCCCTCAGCGCCGTGAAGGCCGACCATTTGCCCTCCATGGTATACAATCATGTATTCTTGTTTTATTTTTTTGACTTGGTACGATTTACTATCTGCGTAGACAATCCTTCCTGAATCAACAGCCGCCTTGATGTCCTCGATCTCAATCCATCTTTTCATATCAAAACTCCAGTTGGTAGGCGTCGCACCTTGCTTGCCTTTCCATAAGATGTGCATCGGCCAAAAGTTTATTCCCAGCCTGGTTAAATAGTCAAGATCATAGTGCAGCTTCTCGCTTGCTATTCCCACAATTTCGACCGGCCGAGCGCGGCAGGTACGGCCGCGGCAGCCAGGCGATAGCTATACCATAGTGCAGCTTCACCCGCGGGATTCCCAGGAATACCAACGAAAAAAGGCGGGAGGCTTTCGCCCCCCGCCCCAGACCCCCCGCTGCTTATTTACCTGCAGGAGTATGCTTCCTTGGCTTGATCCAAGATGTCCCTAGCAATGGACGTCAGCGTCTTCACTGACATTTTTTGATCGATGCTCGATGCTCCCCAGTATCCGAAGTGATCTTGATCAAAGTCGGACGCACCGACCCTAATGGCCCAGCTCGAAGTAGGATACACTTGAAGCCTTATATCCAAATCCGTCTGCTTTGACTCCATAGAGTCTCTCACCGCCTTTAAATCGTGTACAACGTCGCAAATGCGCGGGAATCTGGTAGTAGCCATTGTCAAAGCTCCATGTGGTAGGCATCGCACCTTGCTAGCCCTTCCATAAGATGTGCATCGGCCAGCAGTAGATTCCCAGCCTGGTTAAATCGCCTAGAAAGATAGTGCAGCTTCTCGCTTGCTATTCCCACAATTTCAACCGGCTGAGCGCGGCAGGTACGGCCGCGGCCGCCAGGCTATAGCTATACCATAGTGCAGCTTCACCCGCGGGATTCCCAGGAATACCAACGAAAAAAGGCGGGAGGCTTTCGCCCCCCGCCTTCTGTCGCCGACACTTTTCGCACTAGACGGTAGGATCTTTGAGATATTCCTCTAGGTGCTCAATTGGCACCAATACGGTCCAGCTGGTCACATAGTACTCGGTTGTACCAAATCTAATTTTCTTTGTTACCTGAACCGACATTTTTGCCGGTTCAGGACAGACGAGGATCAGTCCATACTCTGGACCGCGAGGATCCTCTTTTGTCCAGTATGCGTCCTTTCTCAGGAACACACTGTTGATCATCACTTCGTCAAAAATCTTACAAAAGTTAGTCATTTCACAACTCCATGTGGTAGGCGTCGCACCTTGCTTGCCTTTCCATAAGATGTGCATCGGCGCCGGGAGGATTCCCGCCCCTGGTTAATAAGCCCATAACCATAGTGCAGCTTCTCGCTTGCTATTCCCACAATTTCGACCGGCTGAGCGCGGCAGGTACGGCCGCGGTCGCCAGGCGATGGCTATACCATAGTGCAGCTTCACCCGCGGGATTCCCAGGAATACCAACGAAAAAAGGCGGGAGGCTTTCGCCCCCCGCCCCTGCTTTGCCGTCACACCCGTCACACCCGTCTTGCCTCGCTTTCTAAAAGATCCCAAGTGAAATATCTGTACCCGTCTTCTGTCATGCATCCGAACTCCACCCTATACGGGCGTAGTCGTCCGCAGACTCCTATGTGCTCCGGGCGGTGTTCCGCCCACTTTGTCACTAATTCACCAGTTTTATCTTGAAATTCAATGGCTACCCTAGGCATTCGAGAACTCCACTTGGTAGGCGTCGCACCTTGCTAGCCTTTCCATAAGATGTGCATCGGCCAGCAGGCGATTCCCAGCCTGGTTAAATTGCCTAGGAAGATAGTGCAGCTTCTCGCTTGCTATTCCCACGATATCGACCGGCTGAGCGCGGCAGGTACGGCCGCGGCCGCCAGGCGATAGCCATACCATAGTGCAGCTTCACCCGCGGGATTCCCAGGAATACCAACGAAAAAAGGCGGGAGGCTTTCGCCCCCCGCCCCCCAGCTTTTAGATCCCATCAGTTATGATGATACAGTACTCCTTCGTGCAAATACAGCTCCAAAGTTCCGTACACCTTGGCTTCCTTAGTCAGCTTTTCTCCATCGATCCAACCTCCGTCCCAGAAACCGGCGCCATGTCCGTTTCTGGTCAAGTGGAAGTCGACTCCCGCTTTTTCGGGCGCATCTTTTATGCGGTCAAAGTTGCTATCGTAAAAACCTCTGCAGTCTGTTTCTATCTCTTTCATTGTTTCATCATCGATTGGCGCAACGACAGAACCGTTGGTGAATACAGCTGCTTCAACATACCCCTTAAGGAATTTCTCAAACATCACTAGCTCCATGTGGTAGGCATCGCAACCCCGCTAGCCTTTCCATAAGATGTGCATTGGCCAGCAGTAGATTCCCAGCCTGGTTAAATCGCCCAGAAAGATAGTGCAGCTTCTCGCTTGCTATTCCCACAATATCGACCGGCTGAGCGCGGCAGGTACGGCCGCGGCCGCCAGGCGATAGCCATACCATAGTGCAGCTTCACCCGCGGGATTCCCAGGAATACCAACGAAAAAAGGCGGGAGGCTTTCGCCCCCCGCCCCCGCCCGACCTTCGCCTGTTACCTGCAGGCAGCGATGGTCGCAGCAATTCGCCTTATATCGTCTATTTCTGTCTTCAGTCGTTCCTGTTGCCGTCTTGCTTCAGACAACAGGACCTTCAGATCCGAGGCCTCTTTCTGAAGGGTTTGGATCTCCAGTCGGAGATCCGCTTTTGTTTGCTGCATCTCCCTGTACGGCACACAGCAAAAGTCCGACCGAATCGCCCCGATTATCATCGGTCCTAAATCATCAAAGATGTCTTTTAGATAGCCATCCTGAAGACTTCCGATAAAACCTGTTAGGTTTTCGATTTCTTGGATCTTGGTCATATGAAAACTCCACTTGGTAGGCATCGCACCTCGCTAGCCTTTCCATAAGATGTGCATCGGCGGCGGGAGGATTCCCGCACCTGGTTATTTAGCCCATAACCATAGTGCAGCTTAAGATCGGTTATTCCCACTATGCTAGGCTGCCGAGCGCGGCAGATGCGGCCGCGGCCGCCAGGCAGGAGCCATACCATAGTGCAGCTTTCCGCTTGCTATTCCCACAATATTGACCGGCCGAGCGCGGCAGGTACGGCCGCGGCCGCCAGGCGATGGCTATACCATAGTGCAGCTTCACCCGCGGGATTCCTAGGAATACCAACGAAAAAAGGCGGGAGGCTTTCGCCCCCCGCCCCTGCCTTACTGTCGACGCATCCCTATCGGATGCGACAGTCCCGGCAGTGCTTTTGGTTTTTCGCCTTAGGGCGAAACTTTTCTCGGCATGCCGAGCATGCCTTGATCTCCCTCCAAGATTCCGGGCACCCGGACTCGTGAGTCCGGACTCCGTTGATCTTGACCACATTGCATGACGAGCACATCTCACAACTCCATGTGGTAGGCATCGCAACCTCGCTAGCCCTTCCATAAGATGTGCATCGGCCAGAAGGAGATTCCCGCCCTGGTTAAATCGCCTAGAAAGATAGTGCAGCTTCTCGCTTGCTATTCCCACAATTTTAACCCGCTAGGCGCGGCAGGTACGGCCGCGGCCGCCAGGCGATGGCCATACCATAGTGCAGCTTCACCCGCAGAATTCCCAGGACCACCAACGAAAAAAGGCGGGAGGCTTTCGCCCCCCGCCCCGATCTACTCAGCGATCGTCTATCGGCCGCATATTTGATCCATAAGTCTCGACTTCTCTACATCTTCCATATCTATATCAATATCTTCATCCGTGATCGGTGGCAGGAGTTCGCCCACAGAGGTCCAGTCCTCTTGCAGGACTCCGTCTTTGTAGACGTTCTCTTGTTCGACTTGGAAGGTGACTTCGTCACCATCGCCCCAGACTTCGTAAGTGCCGGACCGTTCAACGGTCCACACGGATGCCTCGATTTCTACTTCCTTTATTGACTCAAATCTTGCTGCCATATCACAACTCCATAAGGAAGGCGTTGCACCTCGCTAGCCTTTCCATAAGATGTGCATCGGCGGCGGGAGGATTCCCGCCCCTGGTTATTTAGGCCATAAACATAGTGCAGCTTGCAGCACTCGATTCCCAGATTTTCGCTTGCTATCCTAGTATATGCAACCCGCCTAAAAGGCGCGGTACAATACCGAACTATAGCAATTGATATATCGGTGCGCTGTTGAGATATAGGATTGGCATAAACATAGTGCAGCTTGTCGCAAGACATTCCCGCATATCAGTTGCTATCTTAGTATAATTTACCGGGCTATCTGGGCTAGTACAGGAGCTAGCCCAGTATAGCCTGGCTATCAACCAGGTTCAAGATATATATTTTGATATCAACAGTAGAAAAAAAAGAGCCGGATAGGGTTCCCCCTATCCGGCCCTCATCTTTAGTTCATTCGGAAGGCTCTTGCTATTGCCAAGGCTAGCACTTCCTTATCACACTCTATATTCTTTATCTCATTCAGCAGAGCCTTGTTGAATTTTGCTATCCTTCGATACGCTGTTGTTTTCGGTATGCCGCACTTCTTCCAAAACTCTATCCCAGTATCTTTATCTGCCATCTTCCGCTTATAGTATACCACTGGCAAGCTATCACCAGTATTCTCAACATATTCCTCTATGAAGCTCCCGATATCGCCAGCGATACCGTTGATCTCTGTTGATATCTCATTGTCTTCTGCGCATATCACATTGTCATCAACAACGTCTACTTCATATGCATCTAGCTTTCCCCGATATACCTTGTGACCCCTTAGAGTGCCGAAGATATCTTCTGAAGATACACGTCTAGCTGTTCCAGCAAGCCACCCTAGCACTGACTTGTCTGTTGCAAGCTTGTGATATGCCTTCATGATTCGGCTAGCATATCCGCCATACGAGACAGTCTTGGAGCTAAGCTCCCATATCATGGCAACTGCTTCATCAGCGCCTATGCTATCCTGACCGTCCTTAGCGATACCACCTGCAGACTTTACATATGTCGCGCTATTGCGACCACTGTTTGTGCTAGCTTTCTCACTAGGTCCTGATAGCACGGACCCCTTCGCAACATGTCTCCCGCCAGCGCCAGATACGCTCACATGGACTTTTGATACAACAAGATATCTAAGCTCATCATAGAGCTTAGACGTGGCACTTGCGTTGTTATCGCGCATCGCACAAACCATAGCCCGATACAGATGGACTATAGGATTTGATATATAATCAAACTCTGGGTTATATAGGTTGAAGCTGATTGCTTCATTGAGATAGTGCCTGATATCATTCGTGATATCGACCGTTGAGTCGACCGTTGAGTCGACCGTTGAGTCGACCGTTGAGTCGACCGTTGAGTCGACCGTTGAGTCGACCGTTGAGTCGACCGTTGAGTCGACCGTTGAGTCGACCGTTGAGTCGACCGT